TTGAGTGTAATAAAACTGGTATAACCTTAATTCACATATTTGAGGATAACTGGGTATTTAAGCAAGATATTATTAAATCACGAATTCTTAACCTTTTAAATAAGACTCCTAATCGGATATATTCTAGGAAGTGCGGGGTTAGAGAAGTGTCGTTTAAAGAGTCTAATCAGTTTTTAGAAGATAATCATTTGCAGGGAAAGTGCGTAAGTAAATACAATATAGGTTTGTATAACAGGGAGGAGTTAGTAAGTTTGATGACATTTGGTAAATTGAGGAAGTCATTAGGCAGTAAAAATAAGATTGACGAGTATGAGTTATTGAGGTTTTGCAATAAGTTAAATACTAGTGTAGTAGGAGCGGCCTCTAAACTATTTAAATATTTTATAGAAACATATAATCCATATAAAATTATAAGTTATGCCGACCAGGGTTGGACAAATTATAAGGATGATAATTTATATATTAAGTTAGGATTTAGGTATGCTAGTACAAGTGGACCTAATTATTGGTATGTTATAGATGGAGTAAGGAGGCATAGGTTTAATTTTAGGAAGGATGTATTAGTAAGAGAAGGATACGATAAGAATATGACAGGGCATGAGATAATGCTAAGCCGGAATATTTATAGAGTGTATGATTGTGGAAATTATAAATTTGAATGGAAAAATGAAAACTGAAGTATTAGAATATTTTATGACTGATAATAAATCAGGGTGGAAGTGTGTCAGAAAAAAGTTAAATAATAATAATCCTGATTTATTTAATTTAATAGAAGAGAATAGTAAATTAAATGATTTGATAGATCTATCATTTACACAACAGATTTATCATTATATTTATGAATTGAACTGTGTACCTATATGTAAGTGTTGTAAGATTAATTTCCCTAAATTTAGAGGGTTGTCATTAGGATATTCAGTATATTGTAGTATGAAATGTATTAATAATGATTTAGACGTTAAACTTAAAAAGAAAGAAAAGTATATTAAGAATCATATTTCTGGAAATCATAAGCATTTAAAAGGAGAGGATAACCCATTAGCGAAAGGAAATACTGCGTATTTAAAAAGAAAAGATACAATTAGAGATAAGTATGGTGTAGACAATATTAAACAAATTAGTTGGGTTAAAGAAAAAGCATCAAATACTTTTTCAAAAAATTATGGAAAAGGAACTGATAGTAGTATTAAACTAAAAGAAAAAAAGAGAAAGACATTTATAGAAAAAACTAATGGAAAATATTTTCATCCATTTCAAGTTCCTGAAGTTAGATTAGCTGGAATAGAATCTCTTAAGATAAATAGAGAAGAAATTAAAAAGAAAAAACTAGAAAAAACTAGAAAACGAATACTAGCGCAATATCCAAACTTAAATATTATTAATGTAGATTATGATAGAGATATAACTATACTATGTGATAAATGTAATACTGAATATATTATTAATAATAATCTTTTACAGCAAAGAGTAGAAAAATATAAAATAGAAACTCCATGCTTAAATTGTAATCCATTAAGCTCAAGTATTTGTCAAACTGAAATTTATGAATTTATTAAAAATAATACTGACTTTAATGTTATTCAAAATAATAGAACTGTTATTTCACCAAAGGAATTAGATATTTATATACCTGAATTAAACTTAGCATTTGAATATAATAGTTTTTATGCACATAATAATGTAATACTAAAAAATAAAAATTATCATTTAAATAAAACCGTTAATTGTATAAAACAAAAGGTCCATCTAGTTCATATATGGGAAGATGATTGGTTATATAGAAAAAATATTATTAAATCACGTATACTTAACCTTTTAAATAAAACTCCTAATAGGATATATTCTAGGAAGTGTGTGATACGAGAAGTATCGTTTAAAGAGTCTAATAAATTTTTAGAAGATAATCATTTGCAGGGCAAGTGTATGAGTAAATATAATATAGGTTTGTATTATGGAGAGGAGTTAGTTAGTTTGATGACATTTGGAAAGATTAGGTATGGGAATAAAAACAAGGAAAAATATGATTTAGAGTTGTATAGGTTTTGTAATAAGTTGAATACTAATGTTATTGGGGCAGCTAATAGGTTATTTTCTTATTTTATTAATAAGTATAGTGAAATTAATTTGGTTTTAACGTATTCTAATAGAGATTGGGCGTTTAGATTTGACGAAAATGTTTATATTAATATGGGGTTTGATTATTTAGGAGAGTCTAGACCTGGGTATTTTTATACTAAAAATTATAAGAGGTATAATAGACAAGTTTACGTTAAGCATAAATTAAGTAATTATAGTATTGATAAAACGGAGTTTGAGATAATGCATGGATTGGATTATAAAGAATGTTATAATAGTGGTAACTATATTTTTGTTTGGAAAAGATAGCATTTAAATATAACACCTATTTTTGTTTTATCAATAATATAGATACTTCTATATTATAATTTTCTTGGTGTATATTAGTTAATGTGATACTATTAATTAGGCCTATATTTAATAGTATTGTATCAGTAGTTGGTGGCATTAAGTTAACATATAAATTATGTATTTTTTGTCTTACATACATAGACGGACTACTGGGTAAATTATCATCATATATATCCATTTGCAAGTATTGTTTTTCAAGTGGTATATATTGCTTATTATCTTGTAAAGGATAATTTACTTTAATAATTATGCCTTTGACTTGTTTAGTTAAATTGGTATTATCAAAAAGATTTATAGATTGGTTATATGTAAGGGTATCTGAAATATATTCATAAGAATCAACTGGATATACAAATCCAGCCATTAAAAAACTAAAAAGCACCTTATCTTTTAAAATAATATCAAAATTATTATTTTGAATAATTAGTTTTTTAATTGTATCTTGACTATCTGCACAAATTCTAGTTATCTGAGCCATATTATTGCATATAGGGTTCGCCTATAGTATTATTTTTTCCATCTATTGTTTGTATAGTTTCTTCTGGTTTATTTATTTCAAAATTAGGTAGTATAGTATCTTCAGTTTTTACTACTATAACTGGTTCTATTATTTTTTCCTGTTTAGGTAATATGTCATCCTCTTCTTCGGATATATAGTCTACTCCAGATTTCAATAAAATTAATGATATTAATGGTATAGGCAATCCTATTAATATTGATACAATAAACTTACTCATTTGTAAATCTAATGCACCTAGCATCATATCCATGAATGTATCTAGCCAAGTTGGGTCTTCCATTAATTTATGGCGTATATAATCATATGACGCATAAACATTACCAAAGGCTTGTAAAATAAAAAGAATTAAGAACATTAAGATAACATAACTCTTTTTAATTTTTTTCAATAGAGTTTTGCCGCTACCAACTATAAATGACACAAGAGACCCTAGTTCAAACGTAGTAGCGAGTAATACAGATAGAAAGAAAGGATTAGCTAACCCAGCGAATGATATTAAATGTATAGTTGAAAGAATACTAGAGATGAAGGGTACAGCAAAGAAAATAAAAAGAATATTTTTACTAGAAAAATGTTTTATCATTTATTCATTAATTTTTTTATTAATTTCGTTAATCCTTTGATCAATTTCGTTAATCTTTTGGTCTGGCCTATTTTTAGTAAGAACTATTTGATTCATATTAAATAGTGTAGTTTTTTCCATATAATATGACTGTTTTTCAAACAATAAGTCTAATTGTTTTTTAGTATAAGTCGACTTTTTTAAATCTATAATAATATTTATTAAACTATCTTGAATTTTAATAGTAGTTTCGTTATTATTATTAATTTTAGTATAAGTTCTACACGAAAAACACCCACTCATCATACAAAAAAATATACTTACTCCAACTAATGTATATAATAATTTTTGTTCCATTGTTTTTAAAAATGTTTTATTTTATTATTTATTCAAAAATAAAAATATTTTTATTAATGTGCAATTATCCTAATTCTATTTAAGTTAGCCTTCTACTATTTCAGGATTATCAAAAATATTGCCAATAACTCTATTTAATATGTCATCGTTCTCATACCAGTTAGTGTCTCCATTGCAGCTTTCTCCTGAATGAGTACAATAAAATTCAAATGAAGCGATATCGTCATTCCAACGAATAGATAAAAAGTCTTCTACAATGTCATGCTCGTAAAACTCAATACCATTTCTAATTGCAACTAATTGGCAAAGTGTATCAATTAAAATATCGCTTTCTAATCCAGTTTCTGGATTGTGTATTCTAAATTCGTTTGAGCATCCTTTAAATCTTTTAGAATGGATAAAATTACCATAAACCCACTCATTTGACATATCTTTTGCTCTGTACTTTATTGTTCTCATTTTTTTAATTTAGCTATAACATTTCAACATTATCTGCAACTTCTAATATAAAAGCGTCATCACTTTTTATTACAAATTTGTGAAGTTTATAATGGCGATCTGAGTATTTACCATTTTCAATAAATGCATAAATAAACACACGGTTATTATTTGGAAGAGACTTTTTCCATTCTAATATTTTTTCTTTTTCCTCATTACTTAAATTTAATTCAAGCCTCACGTTATTTTATTTTTATAACTTATTAATTTAGTATTAACAATATTGCAGACAATCATATATCATAAATTCCACAATACTTTATTTTTATCTTTTATTAATTTAAAATTATATTTTTTTAGTATTAAATTCAATGGCCTTATCTTTAAGTTTTTTTATAGTATCATCAACTGCCATTTTTTTAATTGCCGATTTTAATGTTTTATTACAGTTTTTATATTCGCCAAATTTAGAAATCTCTTTTCTAAATCTAAATTTTGCCATACGAGATTGACTCCATAATATATATGGCTTTAATTTTTTTAGTTTATGTTCAGCTATCATGTTAAAAATGTCGTCATTAGTTAGCTTTAGCAATAAATCTTTACATTTAAATATTGTTTTTATTTGGGCTTTAGATAAAGATAAATCGAAAATGTGTTTAATAGATTTAAAATAGTCGTTATGATTAAGATAAAATTGTTCAAACACTAAATTCTTTTTTAATCTTTTTTTAGCTACCCATTTTTTATGTAAACTATATAATTTATCTTTATTTTTTTCTTTCCATTTTTTAAAATAGTCTTTATCATATTTAGGAGATTTTTTATATTTTTCTCTTCTTCTAGCTTTTGCACATTCTTTACATATAAAAACTTTAGAGCTATAAAAATAAAATTCAGTTTCTCCATGCTTTTTGCATTTTCTTATAATTGTTTCCATGATTAAAAAGTATTTAAATTAAATAACATATACACTACTAAATTGTTTTACTAATAATATTATCTTTATTAACTACATCGATATTATTTAAACGTAATAATAATTGGCAAGATGCTATAACATCTTTTCCACAATACTTTGATATTTTATTAAGAGAATTTATTTTATTGTCTGATGAATAATATGTTTCATGGACTTCATGGCCATGAATATCATCTTTAGGGGTATCAATATTTAGTGACGCTAATACTAATTCAAATGGTATTAATTTTTTTTGGCCAAATGACCACATTTCAAATAAATCATAACATGATATTTCCCATGGCTTTTTGTTATAGTTATCTAATAAATTTGGTAAATCTAATCTATTAATTAAAAATCGTTTTGATAAAAATGGTATATCAAAATTTTTAATATTATACCCACATAATTTACCATTTTTAAAAATAGATGAAAAGTCATTTAATAATTTACTCACTTTTTCTAAAAGAATCTTTTCATTTTCATCTGCTATATTAATTAGACTAATACTACTAATATTTTCATCAAACTTAATCATGGCAAACGACGCACATATTATTTTACCATATTCAGCATATAAGCCGGCATTTTTTAAATACCCTTCGTTTTCATCTTTATACTCTTCTTTAATTTTTTGCCAAGTTCTACGTATAAATATATCTTGTAAAAGAGGAGGTAATCCAAATAACTCCTTAGATTGACCACATGTTTCTAAATCAAAAAGTAATACTGATTTAATATTATCTTGTGTAAGCATATTTTTAATTGTTTTTAAGTTTTTTCTATTATTGGAGTTTAATTAGTATTAAAACTAATATTTTTTTTTTAAATTGGTAATTTAATCTTATTTAAGATATTAGTTGATATGTGAGTATAAATTTCTGTAGTTTTTATTGATGAATGCCCTGCTATTTTTTGAATTATTCGTATGTCCGTTCCATTTTCTAAAAGATTTGTAAAGCATGAATGCCTCAATGTATGAAAAGTTGAATTTTTATTAATTTTAAAATTATTCCAAATTTGCCTACAACTTGAAGTAGAATATTTAACTCCATGAGCATAGCTTTCAAAAAGATAAAACTCAGGTTTGTATTTAAGATAGTATTTTCTTAAAAGCCCTAAAATATGATTTGAAAGAGGTACAACTCTATCTTTTCTTCCTTTTCCTGATTTAACTAAAATTAGCATTCTTTTTGAATCTATGTCTTCTAATTTAAGATTACATATTTCTGAAACTCTTAATCCACTACTATATGCTAGCGATATGATAGCTTTATGTTTTAAGTTTTGTATTTTGGAAATTGATTGCACAATTTCATCATGCGAAATTACTTGTGGTAATTTCTTTTCTCTTCGTGGTCTTTTAATTTTAATTAAATGTTTTATTGATTTTTTTAAAATTAATAAATAGAATATTTTTAAAGAATTAAGTATTTGATTTTGCTGTGATACTGACGAATAATTAAAATTAAATAAATAGTTGTTTAACTGTTCTAAATTTAAATGGTATGGATCATTGTTTATTTCTATTAAAAAGTTATAAAGACAACTTTTATAATTATTAATAGTACATGTTGAATAATTTTTTATTATCAGAGTTTTTTCAAATTTTCTGATAATACAATCAAATTTAGTATTCATATTCAATATATTAAGCGTACTTGTATATATATAATAGTTAGCGGTAATGTTAAGACCACTCGAAACCTGACCATCCTTTATTCCACTTTGACAGCTTGAAAGAAAATGAAAATCCGCAATGGTTGTCTTCAAGTGCTTTTGTTGCTAAAAATGCGTGTGTATCTACTATCTCACATTGTTTATTTTCTTTCAATGCTTGCAGTAATTCGTGTCCATTCTTCGGACGAAAAACACTACCGCTAACACTCGATATAAGTAATGGCGGGTTAGTGCTTTCTTGATGTTCTGTGCTTTCTATTGTCATTTGTGCTAAATTTAAAGTGAGTAGTTCTAAATCCGCCACTACTCATAGCGGATGCCGTTATATGCAATGTTTTCTTTCCTCGCTCAACTCACTATTACATTTATCACATATTCGTTCTCTAACATCATAAGTTAGATTTTCTTCATTCTCTTGAATTGTGAGTTCCGACCCACAAACACAACACATAACATCAGATAAACTCAATTTTTTATCGAGCAATCCAACTTTATTTAAGTGCTGATTTAACCAATTGTTTTCGTAATATATTTTCTTTTCCATAATAAAAACTGAGTTTATCTGTAGCCGTTATATTTAATACAAAAATAAGAAATATTTTTGATATATTAACACGTTTAGTACTTTATTTTTGAACTAAATATAATAAGTAAATATAATTAATTGATAATCAATCTACTAAATTATAAATGACAGTACTCTTCAACTAATCATATTTACAGAACGTTAGCAAACATAAAATTATTTAGATAAGTCGTTATCATCAAATAACAATTTCAACTTCTCTGCTAACTTTTCCATAAATTCTTCTTTACCATCAATCCAACTTTCAAGTCCTAATACAGTTTCAGCACAAGAAGTTGAAATTTCTTCGCTGAATGTTTCTTCTACTAATTTTAAAATATCTTTCTTAGTCATAATTTTACGATTTGCTAACAGCGTATATGTGAAATACGCCATTAAGGTTTGTATTTAATTTCAAGTTTCTGCTATGCGTACTTCACATATACGCAAAACGTTAGGCGTAAGGCTACTGCCACACACCATTGACGCGAACAACCTGTGAACGCTCAATCCAAATAGATTGCTCTGTATCTTCATCCTTAAATTCTTCCTTCCAATGAATACGCCCAATTAATCGCTTTTCGGTTTTCTTTGGTCGCCTTGAAATTGTTATTTCTTCTTCCGTTTCCTCAAATCTTTGGTGGTCATCACACAATAGAAGTTCCTCTTTTTTCAAGGCAACTATTTCTGTTTTGATTTGAGCGATTAATTCCCATTTTTCGGCAATCTCCTGATTGATGTCCGCCCTACGCCTAACAGTACCTTGAACGCTATTGGCGGTTTCGTTGTTAATTGAAGTTTTCGTTTCCATATTTACTTTTGTTGTTTAATTAAAATTCGTGTTTCAAATCGCCAACAGCGTCAAGCTGCGGCACGTTATAAGTAATAAAACTACTCATTTCTTTCTATTAATTCTTTTATATTTTCAATAACATAATAAAAGTTTTCACAAGTATCTTTTAAATCATCCCAATCTGTTCTACCCTCTACAAAATCCTCTCTATTATTGAAAATATAAAAATACCCTCTATCATCTAAACTTTTTATCAATTTTAGAATTTCTTCCTTAGTTTTACTACTTATAACATCAGATATATTCAATTCTGATGTCTTATCTTCAAATGTTTTTATATGTTTTCTATCTTTCATCTTATTAATTTATTTTAGTTATATATTAAAATCAGAACTGAATATATCTGATGAACGTTAGCAGCAATAAGCCTATATCCGTTTAATAACATCACACATCTTTGAAAATTTATCTGCATCTATAATCACCTTCTTCTTTTTTGAGGTCGGCTTACTGCTTATAACAACATGTTTATTCAATTGCTGGCTTTCGTAGTCTGCAATTAACTTTTTCGCTTTTAAGTATTGTTTTTCTGTTATCATAATTTTTCGTTTTTAAAGTCGCAACTAAATAAACCTGCAAACTGTTATATTTAATACAAAAATAAGAAATGTTTTTGATATATTAACATTTTTAGTACTTTATTTTTGAACTAAATATAACAAGTAAATATAATTAATTGATAATCAATCTACTAAATGATAAATATAATACTCTTTGTGTATTATATATGGGTGAGGCTAAACTGAATAGTTTTATTGTGTTGCTTTACTAAATAAGTTTAGGTCTTTACTTTTCACTAATTCATTACACTCGCATTGACCCATTTGGAGTCCATTTCCACCATGTATCATTTCCACTTTATCGCCTCGCCTAACATATTGTTTTAGGTTTTTAAGCCAGTCAGTATCAGTGTAGCAGTGAGGTTCATGGCATGCTGCAAATATTTTATCACAACATGCATATTTAATAACTTGTATCATGTTAGTTTTATTATTTTTTCTAATTTATATATATTGTCATTATATGAGAAGCATATATAAACTGTTGAATTATTTACATTTGAACTTTTAATTTTTTCAAGGTCATTTTGTATTTGGTCATTTAAACAATTAAGATTTTTAATTCTTTTTACTTTTACTTCTATTATATTGCCCCTATCTGTTAGTAAATCTGTATAAATGTCATTTGTAAATTTATAATTGAAATTTTCATATAACCATACTTCAGCCGTTTTACCTAATTTGACATTATTGGATATTATGTCATAACTTCTATGCCTTCTTGCAATACTAGAATTAAATATCCTATCAGCCTCTTCTTTTATTAATTTAGATAGTAAGGCTTTATCTTTAATATCTTCATATTTAAAACAAATCATTAAAATACATTACATTTTTTTCTATTAATGGCATATCCATAGCTTCTAGAGCCCTATTCAATGGATTTAAAATAATAACATTAAATTGCTCATCATAATCTACGTGAGGCGCAAACTCAATTGGAAATTTTCCAGGTAAATAACTAAATGCATCTATCTTATACGTATCATCAGGCATACAATTATAAAATCTAACCTTATCTCCGGTTCTTACCTTTTTATATTTTTTGCGTATATTATCAGTTTGCTTATATAATAAATGGTTATAATAACCAGCGGACCTTGGATAGATAGATGCGCCTTTTGCAAATACTAATTGATCGTCATCTTTAATGACATATTTTTTAAATGTTCGTAGATTAAAATTCATACTAAACTCATCAGGGTGTAGCCCTTTAAATTCTTCTTTATATTCTAATAATTTATTTAATATCTCATCCATATTTAAAGAGTCGCCATTCTTTAAAATAATCTTAATTAATTCTGTACCTTTAGCCCGTGCCCATTTTGGTAAAGACGCTTTTACTAAATCAAACCCCTTAGGTAATAAATACGACTCAGGTAATAGTCTATCCTCAAATGCAACATCTAATATATAATTTTTTTTTGCAATAAAAATACCACTATTACTAATATGCTCTAATTTAAAATCATGGGTGTTTATTGCATTATACGACTTAGCGTATTCTTCAAATTTATTATTTAAATAAGAATTCATCCTATATTTAATTATATCAGCTGCAAATAATATAGGACTTATTTTTAATGTATCAAACCCCTCTATCGACTTTATAATATAATCATAATTAATATAACCAGAATTGTGAACTAAAATATCATTAGCAATAAACGTATGAGTTGCATCATCCATTTCAATATCATATACCCACTCATCTTCGAATTCACCTATACATTTACATTCAGATATATCTTCAAATTGATAATTAAAATTTAAGTCTAATTCGTTAATTGTTAAAATTTTATCAATTTTTGTATTAATTTCAGATGGCTTAATTTTTAATTGTATTCCATCGTGAAATACAATTAGTGAATGATCTTCTGTGCATATTATTGATTTTCCAGACTTAGACCTCAATAACCATTTTTTCTTTTTTACTTTATGCCTAATCAGTTTTTTAGGTTTTGCATAATATAAGGTATTATTAAAATTTAATATTCTAAAATTAGAAATACCAATTATCTCATTCCCATTTTTTAATTTAATAATACTATTAATTTTATAACATAATTTAAAAAAATCTTTAATTTTAATTTTTCCTATATTTTTTACATAAATTATTGAATTTTCGTTGACGCTATCCGTGTCAACATATATTATAGGTGGCCCTTTTGTTATTTTTATAGGATTAATTTTTAAATGATCTATACTTAATTTTTTATGAAGCTCTTTATCAAGATGCCACTCATTAATAAAATAATGTTCTATTACCTTATCCGTATACTTAATAATATCTTGACCTTGCAAAGTTATTGACGCCGCTATGTCTAAATTGAAAAATGCGAAGGAATTTTGACCTGATGAACCATAATAGCTATTTAATATAATCTTAAATGCACTATCTTGCAGTTTGAGTTTATTAATTAATGCTTTAAGTTCGTCTTTAGTTAAAGTATTAATATAATCTTGTCTAGTATTATGATCTTTAAGTAAGTTTAAATCTATTGCCATATGACTTAAATTTTTGGTATTAGGTATCTAAAATAAAATAGGTTTACTATATTATAAAAGATAATTTACAAAAAGATAGTGTATAGTTTTATTAATAGGCCAATTAAGAATACTATGTATAATACCCATATTATATTTGTTTCATTCCATTTATATTTTATTTTTATTATAAATGCGTAATGGTCTTTAGTACATATTTTTTCCGTTTTCATTTTAATTAGGTCTAGTATTCCGTATTCTAAAAAAACGTCATTATATTTTTTAAATTCATGTTTAAGGTATTCTACCTCTAATCTATTTAATTCTTCTTTATTTTCTTCTTCTATAAGAAATTCAGGAGGTAAATTAATAACAGAGTATAGCCTATTAATATAGTCTTTTCTAAGTTCTAGGGTATCCCCTATTATTTTATTATTTTTCATCTGTTTTAATGCAGATATATATTTTAAGTAAATATTTACTTCTAAAACAATATTATAAAATTTGTTAATTATAAAGTTAGGATTTATAAAATTAGGTATAGAAAGTCTCATAATTTATTTTATTTTAAAATTTCATTTGCTAGTTCTACTATATGTTTTTTCTCTGATAATTTAGCTAAAACCTGTATTCGTGATTGACGAATTAAGGTTTTAATAGTATCAATATTTATATTATATTTAACCGATATATCCTTATATTTCATTCTATTTATTTCCCTGTCAATAAGAACTTCCTTTTTTCTACCATTTAATTTAAGTATTTCTGAAACTACTGTATTATATAAAGTTTCGAAGTCTTTTTCTGAATTAAAGATTTCAAAGCTATTAAACTCTTTTTTAGAGCCGGTATCATGAAAAATAGTTAATGTGACTGTATTTTTTTTATAATTTATAAATTGTAAGGCGTCATACCTAGCTATACTATATATCCATGTACTAAATCTCCAATTTTCATTATACATATCAATTTTTTGCCAAAGCTTAATCATAACTTCTGATGAAATATCATTAGAGTCGTCATAGTCTTTCACTATTTTATATATATATAACTGAACTTGCGGTAATATTAAGTTATATAGTTTATTATAAACTAATTTAGATTTTGTTCTTTTAAATTCAATAGATAATTCTTGTATTAATTCATTTTTTTTTACAGGTAGTTTCATATAATGGTTTTTAAGATTAAATTAAATTTGTAGTGTTTAGCATTCCATCTAAATGTAATAATGATATTTTATTTTTTAATAACGTCTCACTTAAGTTTTTACTATTAATATATTTAAAAAAGTCGCAGTCTAAGGCTCTTCCAGTTTCTTGTAAATATTCAAGACTAGGTTGTGATTTAATAATAAACTCATAAGATTCTTTATCTAATTTATATCCTCTATTCAAAAACTTAATTATTCTTTCAAAGTATATAAATCTATTATTTTTAATTTTTGCTAATTTAATTATTTTTTGTTGTAAATCATTAATTGAATTATCAAAGTAATATATATCATTTCCATCAAACCCAAACTGGCATATGGTAAAATCAAAATCATAAATACAAGACTCTATAGTGGGATAGTTTTGGCCTATCATTACTTGAATATGATTATCGTTATTGATAAAATCTAATTTATACACTCTTGGATCATTACGTAAATTAAGTAGAGGTTTATGGTTTTTAGTAGAGACTTCATCTTTAATATATTTAATAAGATTTCTTTCTTTTTTATTTTTAGAATGTTCTAAAGAAATCTCATAAGTATCTAGCAAATTATTGTTTATTATAAAGCGTATAGAGTCTTCTCTATTTTTTGAAAAAATATCTATATCATTATATTTAGTATTATCTAAAATATCTCTAATACACCCTCCTGCTATCCAATTATTTTCGTATTTAAATTTAGGTATTAAATTATGTATTAAATTACCATCTTTTTTTGCAGACAGTTAGTCTCAATATCAGTATCCATTAAAAAACGATTTAGTAAATAGTTTTTGTAAAAGTATAAAAATAAATTAAATAAAAATATATTTTATTCCATTAATATTAAAATAACACTCTAAGTCTTCAGGTAAGTACTCGGTGCTATTTATCAGTTCTTTACCAATTTTTATAGATTTTTGATTTTTTCTCCATAGAAAAATACCATCTCTTTTTTTAGTAAACCCATATATAAATTTAGTTTGTTTATTTGATTCTACTATAGATTTAATCATTCTTAAAAAATTAATATCTGACATTTCTTTAGGTTTCAATATAAAAATATTTTGTTCAAATTTAAGTTTTTGTCTATCTCCTATATTATCTTCAGCTCGCGTTACTCCTTCTTGTACTGCAAATTTAAAATTAAGTTTTAATAAATTTATAGAAAGTTCTTCTATTAATAATTTGTTATCAATTTCTTTATTTTTATTATTCCAAACTGTTATAATTGTAAACGGTATTTTTTCTTCTATTGCATTTTTAATTTCATAAAAACCAATAGGAGATAATGTGTTATTATTTCCATTAACTGCAGAACTAAATTTTTTGTCTTTACTATAAACTCGAGGTAGTGGAACATTTATAATATTATGGTAAGCTTCAAATAATTTAACATATTCCATGTTATTATTTATTCAATTTTTAAATTAATAGAATTTTAATTATTCTAATTTATCAAGTTCTTCTTTCAATCTTTCAAGAAAAGACTCTTCTCCATCATCTCCAGATAATAACCAATCAATTCGGTGAGCGTATATTGCAGCAGTTCTTAGTATTTTTATAGCATCTTTCATTTTTTCTTGAATTTCAATAGGATAAGCTGCATAATATTTTTCATCAGGATATTTACTATAATACTCATCGGTATAATATAGCTCATCCTTTGGTTTTAAAGTACCCTGTTTATTAAGTTCATTTTCAATAGAATCTGCAATATTACTAACATGATATTGCTGGTAATCAAAGTGTCCGCCTGACATATTTTAAAAAATTAGAATTTATAATAGTTTATTTAGAATTATTGTTCTTGATTTAGTATTTTAGTTATTTTAGAATTAATATCCGACATTTTTTCAAAATATAGGCTTTCCTGTTTTTTAAGACTTATTTTTTCATTAGGGTCATCTGATAATAATCCCTTTATTTTAAATTCATTACTTTTAGCTCTATATTCATCTTGAGTAGAATATAAGTTTTTTATGTGTTCTAAGGTTTCAGTAGTCATAATATATTTATTTATAATGGATGGTAGTTTGTAATTTTGAATTTAATAAAATCTAGTTTTTTATCTGTACAGTTTTCGCAAAGGTGAGCGTTCCATTCTTTCAAATCTTTAGAACTTCCAAATCCCCAATTTGCACTTAATTTTAGATATTCAAATCCATACTCCGTATTACACATTTTACCACATGAGTCACACACTATATCTTTAAGTACGTCTACTTCTTTTAATTCTTTAGTTATTACTTTCATTATTAGTATGTATTTTTAATATTTCATTAATATTAAGCTTAGGTATACCTAATACTTTACTATTTTCACTTAAATTATATAAATTTACATTTTTTATTTTGAAAGCATTATATAAATTTATATAATCATTATTAATTTCATTCAGTCTATTTGCTTTAATTAAATTATGTTCACCATCTTCTGCATAAAAATGATTTAATGTAAAATCTACTCCAATTAATGCGATTGTATGACACCCCATTTTATATGCAATAATACATGCCATATATGGAGAGTTATTACTATAATCTATAATATTATTTTTATCATAAAGATTTTCTAATTTAGATTTTAATCCAAGTTTAAATAATACTTTTTTTCCAGATTCAATTTTCCAATCAACGATTTGTGTAAAAATATAGCTACTACTTTTTGTAATAAGCAAGTTTCTATTGTTAGTAAATCTATTAGGAGAATCTACAACCACCGTATAAGTAGGAGTAAATAATTTAGCAACATCATTTACTCCTATTGTAATTATATTCTCATTATTTAGTATATCTACTCGGTCTTTAATAAGATTTAAAGACTGACCACACCCACAGATTATTGCAGTTTTATCAGTGTGTATATTAATAAATTTATTAAATTCCATATACTAGACTCTATTATAACTAATTATTTTTAATGTATCAAAATAGTTTTTTACATTACGTTAAATATATAAGTTTTTGTTTACAAATCTTTATAATTTTTTCGTTCATACTATTGATTTTATTATAGTTTAAACATACATGTATATATATATATATATAATATTTATGTGTAATACTACTCATGTTCTCCGAAATATTCCTTTTCATCAAAGTTTTCATCGTTATCAAAATCATAAACACACTTAAATTTTAAAACTCTACCTCTCCAAGATTGTTCTACCACTAATGTGATTTCACTAGTCGTTTGAGAATTAAAGTCAGTTAATTCCATCATTCCGTTTTCACGTTTATATTTCTCATATTCAACGTCATTACTACCACTTTTCCAAACATATTCATCAAACTTTTCTGATGAAATGTCTGGTAATTTATATTCATTTCCACTTTCTAATTTAATTTTTATTGTATCCATAAGTTTTAAAATTTAAGTTTAACACCGTACTACACATAACAAGGTGTATATGTAATGTGAGGTTCAGTGGTATATTCAACAATCCTACTTCTAATCATCATTTGTGGTTAATTCAAGTTTAGTGTTTCAAATCTCACATTACATATACACCCAACCGTTATGTTTAATTGTTCGCTTCTCACAACTATACTTCGTTAAACATAACAAAGTATAAATTCAATAAAAAATAATAGAATTTTGTTTGTTCTTCCAATTAGTAAAAGATTTTTGATCAACCTTACACTTTTTCAATTCTGTATTTATAAATGGATTTTCCAAGTTTGTAAGTAATTCACATTCTATAATAAAAAAATCTTTTTCTACTTTAACGTTAAATCTACCAAATGGTTCTCCCATTAGTCTTGGTTCTTGTTCATAAACAAAATTCCAAAGTTTATCTTTATTCTTCATTTGTATTATTTTTACTAAATTTATACTCATCCATTAGCAGTAATTTAGTTTAGCCTTTAACCTATCAATTTCTTTATATGTTGCTTCTAACTCTTCTTTTAATTCCTTTTTATCGTTTTGTATAATTCGCAATAGTTCTAATGTATTCCCGTGTGATTCAACAGCAACATTATATTGAAACAAAGGAATATGAGTTAAACTACCGCTAACAACATGTATATCCAATTGCTGCTTTTGTTCTTCTAATTTACTTTTATCTGTTTTCATACTTTATCGCTTTTAATTAATTTTATATGTTATTTACGCAACTATATATACCTGTGGACGTTATACGCAATATTTTTTACCCACCACAACTAAAGGTTTCAATTTAATTGTTGGTAATTTATTACCTCTATTAAATCTTTCATCATATTCAAATAAATTAAAATGGCTTTCGTTTAATGTTATTAATTTTAATGGTACTTTTGGATATTCACCTTCCTTTTCAATTACTTCACCCATTAACATCGCCATTAATACAACTTCACCAATTTGTTTTTCTTCACCATTAAAATATGTTTTAACTTGTAATTTTTCTAAAACATCTTTTGTTAATGGTTGTGTTCCGTTTAATTGTTTTTCAAATAATTCTTTCATAATTTTTATTTTTTTTGTAAATATGCTAATTTATTTTTAATTTGTCAAATCCCACCAACAAAATACTGTGTATAACAACATGTTTAGTTAATTGTTTTTCCCCTGCTTTTAAATAAGTTTTTAATCCAATTTATCATCCATGTTTCAATTTAATTTTGTAATATTTTCACGCAACTAACCAAAATGGGGGTACGTTTGTAGCAGTATTTACAATTTCCCTTGTGAGAAAACATATACCCTCTTTGATAGCCATTATACTTTACAATATACTCACAGCTATCTACAACAATTGTTCTATATTCTATTTCTCCATTCACTGAATTTTCACCGTTTCCACAACCGCAAAAAATAACAGCTACTAATAAGGCATAAAAGAAATGCCGAGCTCCTACTAAAATTGATGTTTTGTTTTTCATATTTACTTTTGTTTTAAATTGATAATTTGTACTTCTAATTTCGGCATTTCTTTTATGCCCATGTTATATTTAATACAAAAATAAGAAATATTTTTGATATATTAAATTTTTTAGGTACTTTATTTTTGAACTAAATATATCAATTAAATATAATTAATTGATAATTAATATACTAAACGATAAACGGTCATAATCTTCAACTAATTACGCGTACAACTTCTGAATCATTATTTTTACCGGAGAAAACAAAATTACAATACTCTTTAAAAGTAAGAATGTTGTTTTTTCTTAATCTGGTTTGCAAACGTACCTGTAACATGCTTTTTTAGATACAGTATATTTATACCATAATGTGAACGTATAAACTCACTAAGTTTTACAAAGTCAGCATCACTTAATTCTTTGCTAGGTGTATCAATTTTCAGAATAACCCCTAGTTTTAAAATAATGAATTAAAAATACTTGGTTCAAATACGTGAGACCATTCATTAAATTTCTTAAGTATTGAATTAAATTTATATTCTTCAAATAAAGTTTTTATATTTTCTTTATTAAAAGTATATTCAGTATTCTCAATTTCTAATCCTGAAAAATCTAATAAGGTAAAATCAATTAGTGTAATATTTTGGATATATTGCTTTAGTTGGGCGTCACTCGCTAGGCTTTTCCATTTATCTATGCCATTTGCTGCTTTAAACGCTTTAGACTCACTTAATATTTTAATTATATTGTCACTAGGATCTCCTGTTAAAGCCTTATAATCTGTAAATTTACCCGTTAATTTATCAGGAAGTTCTCTAAAACAATTATTAATCGGGTCATATATTTTAATATTATTAAATTGTTGTTTTAATTGAATAAAATCTTTATCATTACTTATAATAAAAATTTCATGGTATTTTGAATTTAGATTTTTACATAAGTAGTATATAATATCGTCAGCTTCTCGATCTTTACAATATGCAGTTTTAATAGGAAAATTAGTAAGAATAGACTTCATTTTATTCATCTGTTGATAATATATATTATCTAATTTCTGTCTATTTCCTTTATATTGAGAATATTCAGACTTTTTTTGTATAGGTGATCCATCTAATACAAAAAATAAATCTCGGCCTTCATTATCTTTATATAATTTATGGAATATATTTACAAATAAATATACTGCGGCATTACTATTAGGATCATTCTTAACACTATTCCATGCAAAAGGGATACGTAATGCCCGGTGCATTAAATTTGAAGCATCAATAAATACTGCAGATTTCATTTTAAAATTCTAAGGCTTTAAATTTTTCCTTTTTTAATTCTATGGAAATAATTTCAAAAAGTATTTCTAAAGTATCTCTATTAGGAATAGATTCTATAGATGACCCTATTATATTTGATTTAATACTAATGCTATCATAATCATGTGATGTAATTGTAAAACCTGTATTATCTAGATTAGATAATGTAGTATTTAAAAATTCTATTATGATTTTATAGTCATCTAGTTTTTTAATATTAAATTTACCATATTTATTATTAAAAAGATAAGATTGTTCTTGTTTTGACTTTAATAATTGGATAGTATTAACCCAAATATTGTCTTTTAGCTCTGCTTCTTTTTTATGTTCTATAAACATTGTTTAAAAAAAATCGTTAAAATTATTATAATTATTTAAAATATTATATTCTTCGTTTAATTCTAAAATTATTAGTTCTTTATATTGATAATCTAAAAAATCAAATAATTTTTTATAATTGATATTAGTATATTTACTTACTGTATCAAATATACTAATAAATGTATAATCATTGCATATTGGTTTAACTTCAGCAAGAATCATTGAAAAAATAGTATTGATTTCTTGTTTATTAAATTTTCTTTTTTCTAATGTTTTATTTAAATTTAATAAGGTTCTAATATCTTCATTATTTTCTATATATGACTCTATATGTTTTTGCGAGATGTTATTAATAATAAATTTAGCAGGTTCATAATTTTCCATATATAAATTTGAGTAAGACGCGTCAATTTGAAGTGACTTACCGTATTCATATTCACATGGATCTTTTAAATTATTTCCGTCATTATATGACGTATTATAAATTTTATTATGCTTTGCTTTTTCTAAATGTATTTCCCAATTTAAATCAGATACCTCTTCAATAGAGGTATGTCTAGAATAGTCTATATCAGTTTCGGGCAAATTATGAATATCGTTGGATGGATCAGTTTCAGCATTTCTGTTATTTAATTCATCAGTTTCTTTATTACTATTATAATCGAATTGATTTACCATTTATAATTAAAGTTATTTTTAAGCTAAAATAACAAAGGTTAATTTAACATTTACTCAAAAATTTTATTAAAAACTGTTAAAATTGTTTTAAATAGGAATCTAATTCTTTAAAATTATTAATTGCTTTATCGTCTATGAAAATATCATAATTAGGTTTTGTTAAATCTATTTTATGATATTTAACTCCCCATCTATTAAACTGTTTTATAGTTTCAACAGTCCAATCTATTTTAGAAGATGCGCCTCGAGCTGAATAAAATGTTATAGTATTTCCAGCATCATATAACTCATTTACTATTTCTATATTTTCTATAATAGGCTCGCTCTTAGAATAATCTAATCCATATTTATCAATATCTAAAATTGCAATTGTTTTATCAATATCAATAAAAATATTTAATCCAGACGGATATTTTTTATTTTCTTTAATATAATTTATAAAATCTTTCATACCCTGTCCAATTTAATCAATCTCCTTCTACTGTATAAATGCTAACTGATGTTTTTACCTATCATATTAATTCTATAATAATCATTTAAATTTAAAAATATATTAAATAGGCTGTCTATAATTACTATTTTTTCATCTTTGCTAATGTATTGTTCTAATTCATAAAAATCAGTAGTCTCTTGGCCAATGCCTTTAGTATTTAACTCTTTTTTAAATTTAATTAATTCATCTTCTACAGATTCTCCAGATTTAGATTTTCCGTATTTTAATAGCCAGCCTATAATTTCAGTTAAATCTTCATTATAAATATTATTGGCGGAGTCTTTTATAAAATCTTCAAAGATTTTAACATATTTTTTCATTAAATTAATCCCTTTCTTTTTATTTATTTAGATTACTATTTTTATTTTGCTTAACTTTTTAGGATTCTTAAATGTTAAATCATATTATCTTTTATAATTATTTGTGATGGCAATAAACGCTCCATAACATACAATAACAGCAAGTGGGGGCTTGTGTCACATTGAAGCTATCTTGTGTCTAATGAAGCTTATCGTCAAGTGAAAGTACGGTGCATTTAATCCCCACCTGACTGTTAGTGTCATCAGTTAGTCACAATTGTCTGGGAACATATAGTTACCAACGTATTTTAGCTGTTTCAACTTTACACAGTCATCGCATATAGCCAAAACATACATATCTCCATCAAGTAAACTGCCATACCCAGCACTTATCTTTTCAACTATTCCACCATTCCACATACCTTCCCAATCCTTATCTTTTGGCAGTCCATCAAGTTTCTTTATTTCTTTTCCGCAACAAATACAATTGTGGCTAACCTCACTTATATTCAATTGCGTTTTTTGTGGTTCATTCAAGTTTTCGTTTTCTAACATAATTCTGTTTTTATTTTTTAAGTATTTAATTATTAAACATTTGACAAATAAAAGCCGATTGCATAACACAATTCTTGCATTTAAATATCTTATGAGTAACACCCATTCTTCCACTCCCATCCTTATTACTGGTGTTTTTATAAAATATTTCTATATCTTGGTTGTCGCAGCACTTCATATGGCTTATACTAGCAGGTTTATTCAATTGCTCACATTCATATGCTTCAACAATCATTTTTGCTTTTAAGTATTCTTTTTCTGTTATCATTTTTTATAGTTTTAAATCACCCCTATATATAACGTAGTAAAGAAAATATCTATGATAATACTCTGAAATGACATTTTTGACACCATTAAGTTTCCGTTGCAACTTGCTATTTATAATCAATAGTTGGTATTTTTATCTTTTTTATAAAAACCATGTGTATATTGAAGTAATATACAGCGATAATTCCGCACAGGTTTTCAAATTAAGGTTAAATTCTAGTCTTTTTAAGTTTAACACAGCACTAGAATATATTATTAAAACTAAAAGTATAGTCCATAAAATAGACCAAACTTTTAAAAAGAAAATTATTAGTTCTATAATCATTTGAATTTAACTATTGGTATACGTATAAGCATTAAAATAAAAATAGCCTAATTAAAAATTAGGCTATTTTTATAAATTTAAAAAATACTCACTATTTTCTGTTTTTAATAACCGTAGCGGTGTATTTCATAATTTCTCCTGATGGATTACTAGACTCTCCATTAATAACTCTCCATACATGGCTGTAGTCATACCCAGTCGCTCTAGCAATCTTAGTATAATCACCTACTTTAATCTTACGAACTACGTCACTACTTCCTTTTGTTACTTTTGCAACGGCTTTAACAGCAGTTTTCAGTTTGTTTGTTTTCATTTTTTAATTGTTTTAAGTTAATAATGATTGTTATACTGCAAATATATTAATTTATCTTTAATTTGTTTCACCTATTTTTAAATAAAAATATAACTAATTGATATTAAATTAATTATTTTTTATATTTAATTAAGGTTTTTAATTTAAATTTAGTCATTTCATGTTCGTTATATTCAATTGCCATATAAAATCCATCAGGGTCTGTGTATTTAAAAGGAAAAGACTTGATATTATTAATTTCAATTATTTTTATATTTAAAGATTCTAGTAGAGTGAAGTCTAATATAATTGGTGAATCATGTAATTTACCAAATATAGCATTATTATAAAAATATGTTGGGGTAGTTATAAAAATAGAATTACCTTTAACACTAACTATTTTAAAAAAAGAGCTGAATCCAAGACCCAGTGGGTATTGCGTCATAGCATTGGTACATCCGTTTAATGTAACAAAGTTTTTTGATGTATAATAAATTTTATTTTTTGTAAAATCATTTATACTTTTTATAAATTTCATAGTTATGCAATAACTGAACTTAGTATTGTATTATCTATATTATTATAGTCATATAAATCTTGATAAGTTAAAAGAAGAGTGTTTCTGTATATATTTATTTTTATATAGTTTTTATCAAGTAGTTTAAACTTATTAATACAATCCGTAATTTTAATAAAGTCATCAATTTTTATTTTAATAGAAAACGATTCATTCTTAAATGTTTTTATATCAAAATTTTTAAATATTATATCAGATTTAATTTTTTCATCTTTTACTGATAATAATTTATTGTCAATAGATAAAATTATCACGTTATCATCATCTCCGGCTCTTGTTGTTTTTATAATATCTATTGAGTCTATTAAATCATTTATATGTTCGGCATTTAATAATAGTTCGGCATATAAATCTTTTATATTTAGGTTTTCCCAATTTAAAAAATTTAACATTTTTTGATTATCAATTGGAAAATATTCAGAATATCCTAAACTAATATTATAATTAAATTTATGAGTAGAACTATCTAATATTAATGAAATAAATCTAAGCTCATTACTATCAGAATCATAATTAAGTATAAAATTTAATAATTCCTTTTTCATAGTTTTCTTAATAAAGTTTAGTATCTTTATAGATTCTTTATTAAGATTTAAAGTAGAAGAAAATAATCCAGTATTAGTGTCTTTAATATAGTTACTTGAATAATTATTAAGATTAAATTTAATGGTTCTAACACAATTTTTTCCTGTACCAGATAGTAATATTAAATAATCATTATCTTTATCCAGGCTTAATGTAAACTTAGTAGTTTCACCTAATTTATTAAACGATTCTATACATGAAATTAAATTAGATAATTGTTTTTGGTCAAACTGAATTATTTTCTGTTTCATATTTCGATAATTACTCCATTATTTGATTTTCTATAATATAAATTTAACACTGAGGCATTAATAAATTCAGTATTACAATTGTCTATTTTTTTAGTTTTGCCACCGTCTTCGTGAATATGACCAAATATATGGTATTTTGGTTGTATTTCCATTATCTTTTCATATAAAAATTCACACCCGACTGACTCATTAGTCGTAATAGTAAAATCTAATATACCTTTAGGCGGTCCATGAGTTATTAATATATCAGTATTACTAGGTATTTCATCCCAATACGGTTTAAGCTTATTTCTTGGTACATTAAACCCCCAGCCATGTCCAAATGATGGAGTATATGGACTACCAAATACATTTAACCCACTAATTTCTTTTAACTCATGTTCTAAATAAATAATTTCTTCTGGAATATCTCCTCTTAAAATTAAGCCAGTGTCTATACTAGTATCATGATTTCCAGCAGAATATACTTTATATTTAATAGGTAAATTTTTATACCAATTAAAAAAGTCTTTTAATGGAGCTTCATTTAATGCTGGGTTTCGGCAGGTTCCAGCATCTCCTGCGCAAATTACCATATCAACATTATTTGGAATTTCTAATTCATTATGCTCATTATGAGTATCACTTATACACCATATTTTCATAGTTATAGTTTTATTTTATGTTTAAAAATTTTGAAATTTTGTTCTTTATAAATTTTTTCTCTTTCTTTAGAATGCTTATTTGAATATCCGTCTAAATCATCTATTATATCAATAATTTTAATTTCAGTTTTTCCTGTGTAATTTCTAAGTCCTCTACCTATGCTTTGACGAATTAGTACTTCACTTTTATAAGATTCCGCGAAAATTATATTAAATAAATTTTTAATATTAATACCAGTAGAAAACGTTGGAAAACTTGCAACAATAACTATATTATCTCCGTTCTCCATTTCTTTTATATATAAATCTCTATCATCTTTTGAAACTGAGCCGTCAATATATCTGCACGTTTTATGTTTTATTAATTCATCTTTAATTTGTAATCCATAACCATCCTTAATATTACTAAATAATACTAATGTATTTTTAGTTGTCTTTTTTAAGAAATCAGTTACCCATTTAAATCTACTGTCATTCTGTATTACTAAGTCTTTCTCAGTTTTATATAAAAATTGACCAAATTTGTTTTTATCTTTGAACATAGTATGTCCATTATCTTTTATATTTAAATAATTAGCAATTACCGGATCAGTTTTGTCGTACTCGAGAAACATTTGATGTATATTAACATTTGGACTTATTTTTTGCTGTATTAAATAATCAGTTTTAACTATATATACAATTGGTCCAATTGTTTTTTGTATTTTAAAATATGTAGAATCATCTGTTTTTAAATCGACTGTTCCGGATAAACCTAACAGTATATTAGGAGATTTAATCTTTTCTAATATTTTAGGAATACTATCTGATTTACTTCTATGGCATTCATCAATTATAATATTATTAATTTTTTCATAAAAACCTTCTTCTAAATTAATAAGGGTTTGATATGTCGCTATTATAATATTTGAATTATCTAATTCATCTTGACTTGGCTTTTTATGGCCGCCTCCAATTTTTACTACATTTAATGGCAAAATTTCATTATTATATTCTATCCACTCATTTTCAATTTGGCCAATTAAAGTTTTATTGGGTACTATTATTAATAGTTTTTTATCTTTTGTTATTTCTCTTTTATGATGTAAGTATGCATATATTATAAATGCAATTAAAGTTTTTCCAGCAGACGTTGCAAGCTCTCCTATACAATACTTATATTTAAGCATTTTATATGCTGCTTGAATTTGGTATGGCCTATCTGACGGGTTTATTTTAGAATTTTTAAAAAATACATCACTAAACTTATTAATATCATCTTCAATAACGTTATTATCGAATATATCTTCTAAACCTTCTATTTGTACTTCTATATTATTAGATTCTGAAAAACGAATTACTTCAGCCCAAAAACCAATAGACACTTTTCCATCTTCATAAAAATTGTCATAGCCGTCCCATATTTTTTTTTTTGAACCGCCAGTCGAAAAAATATCCTGGGGCTCTCTTTTTAAAATGAAGTTTAAAAGCGTTTAGCTCTTGTTTAAACTCGTAATGTATTAATTGTAAGTATGACTTACAATCTGAAACTCTAAGTTTTATCATTTATTTTTATATAGGTATTATTTGAGTAGTTGTTATAAGGTATATACTTAATGACTATCTTCCAGGAACGGCCCCAAACATTGATTCAATATCTAATCTCATTTTTAGTCCAAATAACGCTGAGTCTAGAGTTTTTATAGTTCCTTCATAAAAATTTATTTGATTTTCAAATAAATCTAATTTATGTTTAAGTTCAGAATGAGTTCCTTCTATAATTGCATTTTTTTCATTTTGCTGATACCTATATTGAAAAGACTCTCCTAATTTTTTAAATTCTTTTTGTTTCTCTTCTCTAAATTTCTTTTGTAATAAATTATATATGTCATATAATTCATGGTTTTCTTCTATTAAGCGTTGTCTAAGTGATAATAGATTAATTTGTATATTAACTAAGTTCTTAATATCTTTTAATGATGATATATTAATATTAATTTCTTCATTTATTTCTTTATGTTTCTTCTTTAATTTATTTTCTAGTGAGTCTTTATTATTTTTTACTTCGTCTTCCATCTTTTTGTATTTTAAAATTATTTAATAAATTTAAGTTATCATCAATTTTTATTTTAAAGCCTAGGTCTTCTGATATTTTTAATTTAGATTTTAATTCAGATAGTTCCTCTAATATTTCTGTTATTTTAACATCATTCATCAATTTTATTTATTAGAGTATTTAATTTGCGCTTAGCTGTACTAACGCTTATAAAATTTGATTCTTTAACTGGTATTTGAAAAAATGAAGTTTCAATAATTTCAACACTGCCATCTTTATTAAAAATAGTTTCGTGGTATGCGTTACACTTACCTTTTATATAATAAATGTGTTTAATTTTATTATATTCAGCTAATGATATTTTAAGTAAATACATTTTTTTCTTGAAATCCCCAATTATTTCTCCAGTAAGAGTAATGTCGTCGTCTTCTTGTATATTAAATTTAAAAGTACTTTCATAATACCCATAATTAAATTGTACAACATCTCCGACTTCATATTTAGATTTAACATCTTTACATTTATATGAAACTTGCTCTTTTATTTTATATGATTTTAATTTATTTTTAATATCACAATTTTTTAAAGAACAATATCTACAATTATAAATACGTACTGACATTTAAACGGTTTATCTTATTTTTATAAAAATAATAAGTCAAATTTATTATTACTGAAAAACTCCTGTATAATTTTATTAAATTCTACGTAATTTGTTTTATTCCATTTAAATAACCATTTAAATGCATCATTAATATCTTTTATTTTATTTAATTCTAATTTAGCAGTAGGGCTAGAAACATTTTTATATTTAGACAGTAGTTTTTTCCATAAAAAAACATGTTTCCCATTTTTAAGATATTCTATACTAGCTAAAATACCTTCTTTATCATTATCTAATAATAAATAATAATTACTTATTTTATTTAATAATTCATGCCCCTTATTTACTCCAGTTATACATAATGAGTTATATACGAACGGATAATCAAATGTCCCTTCTGCTACATATACCCTTTCTTTAAAATTAACATTTAAAATATTCCAATATTGATTTATATTACCAATTAATACTAACTCATCTTCATTAAATAAATCCTTTGATTCCTTAAACCAATCTTCTATTATTTTATCATAATTACATATTATATATTTCTTATATGTAATTGGCCTAATTGTTACTCCAATAACTTTTTTAGTGTTAATATCAATATTAAATGAGTATATTTTTGAATCACTGGAATCGGCGTATATAAAATTAGAGGTAAATTCAATGGGTATTTCAGTAAGGCACCTAGATTCCAAAAATTTATAAGCTTTACTTTCTTTATTTAATTCAATAAGTGAAATTAAATTTAATTTTGCTTTAAAATCATCTATAGTAAAAAGTCTTTCAAATATTTTTTTATTTTGTAGTTGCCGAATTACTGGATTATCACTAGAATAAAAATCAGTTTCTTTAAAAAAGTTATCAGACTCAGACTTAATTTCTTCATCGGCCTCAGATATAAATGTATTAATTTGATCTAATGAAAAATATGAAGATAAATTTATGCTTAATTTTTTGGAAGTATTTAATAAAAATTTATTAAGAGAACTAAAATGCCCACAATTCCAACATTTATATGTTTTACTTTTAATATAAATATTTCCTCGTTTTTTAGTTGAATTATTTTTAGAATCTCCACAAATTGGACACGCTATGTCAATTCTTTTATGTGAGGTTGCTTCGTCTAATTGCTGTTTTTTAGAGTCATTAGGAAATTTTCTCTTTAAAATTTCCTTAGTTATTACTTTAACAAAATTAATATCCATTTACTCTTATAGTAGATAATAAGATTAATGTTTTAAAAATAATTAATTAAAAAGCTCCGGTTGTTTCAGATCCAGCTTCAGCTGTTTCAGATCCACCACCCGCTCCAGCAGTTTCTGTTCCAGGAGCTGATACCTCAGCTGTTCCAGTTGGAGTAGGCTCTCCTCCTAAATCAGGCCCAGCTAGGCCTTCTCCTCCAGCTGTAGTTTCTGGAAATCCGCCGCCAAATTCTCCGCCTAATTCTTCAGAACCTTTTAGTTCTTCATCAGGCCTTAAAAAACGTCGTTTATATGCATCATTTTGTTTTATATCATCATCAGTTAGCTTACCAAATTTTCTTAATAAATATTCTGTTGAAAAATATGGCTGGCCAATATCATTTTTAACAGCCGATAAATCATTAACTGTAGCAACTCTTAATTTATTTACTTCAGCGTCTTTCATTTCTTCAAATAAGTTATCATTATTAAATCTAACGCCTATACTATTTTTAAATTCAGCATCATTTTGTAAAGCGGGTATATCAATGCACATCTGTAAATATACAGGCTTTAGTATTATCTCTTGAAATACTGTCCTAAGCCTTCTTATAAATTTGCCATACCGTATTTCATCTCGACTAATGCCATCAGCTCCAATTTTCCATTCTCCCATACCGCTTTTAGAATCAAATCGGCTAAACGGTATTTTAGTATCCATTTTTAATTTATTACTAAAATAATTTAATAACTGAGAATCACTTAAATTTGGTCCAGGATATTCTAAAGCTTCTATATTAATATTCTGCCCTTGATCATTTTGAGGTATTACATAGTTTTTATAATATAAAAGTTTAGCCTCTCCGTCTACTGTAACTTCTCCGCTATCTTGATTAAAGAAAATATCTTCTTTATATAAATTTTTGTATTCAACAACATCTTGCCACGCTTTTTGAATTGACTTACTTCCAATAGGAACAGTAGTTTTTAATCGTATTGGGGCATTCATCGTATGCCAAATAATTTTACTATTTTCTACTACCCTAACTAAATTGAAAGATCTAATTAGCCGTTCAACATAACTAATTCTTCTAGTTTTAAATGCATTAGAAAATGATATATATATAATTTGACTATCTTTTAATATTATCTGTTTTCCTGTTGATTTGTCTAACTGTATCCACTCTAAATGTAGTTTTCCATTAGACCCCTTCTCTACTCTCGGTGATACTGTACTAGGATCAATTTCTTTAAATCCAATTATCTCCTTTGGATTAGACGGATTATCATAAATTATCTCAAATGTTAAAAAACCATCTATTAAATATTGATACGCATACATCCATGCGCTGTCGCCAATATTAAATCCCCATGCATTATATATTTTATCAAATGCCCTCTCATATCCTTCTAATACTTTATCAGAAAATTTAATTTTCTTTTTATCTATTTCTTTCTCTTTACCAACCTTATGAGTTTTAGGTTTTTCTCCTTTATCCAATTTTTCATCAAATCCACCTGTTAAATCGATTGGATAACAAAACCTATTATTATCATCATATACAACTAAATCATTAGCAATAGTCTCTATCGCAAACTCAATCTCAGAATTTGATGCAACCTCTCTTAATCTTTCTATTCTACTCTTATAATCTAATTGAAAAAATGCAATAGCCTTATTCTTTAAAGCACTAGTCGTATCACTTAATGCCAAAGTATACTTCAATAAATCATTACCAACATACTGACCTGACATCTTGGCCTTTAATTCTCCCTGTATGTAACCAATTGATTTTGAATTAGTTAGTAGAAGGTCGTCATATTTCATTCCAAATCTAGATAATTTATCTAATGCATTGCCAAAGGATGTACTGCTAAACGAATCAAAGAATCCTGCCATGTTAATTATTTTTTATTATTTTATTTATTTCATTTATTAAATTATCAATTTGAACTGGAGTAATTGTAGAATAAAAATTATATTTCCATCTCCAATCTAAATATGTATCGTATATTAAAAGTGTAGGTTTATTCATACTTGCACTTAAATGTACAGTAGAGGTATCAACTGATATTATTAAATCCATTTCATTTATTATAGATGTTGTATCTTGAAAATTATTAATCGTATGTTTAATCATCCAATCTATATTTTCATCTTTTTGTAGATTATGATATTCTATAGTATTAAATGATAATTGTTTTTTTATTTTTTCTAAAGAGATTGACCTTAAATTTGAATTAGGAGATATTGCATTAGTTTTCCAAACAATACCTATCTTTTTAATATTAGACTTGTTTGTTGTATTATTAAAAGTATAATGTCGTGTACCATAGTTTAATGTATATGAGCTAAAAAGATCTCCTGATGCTATCCATCCATCAAACTGTTGAATAAATTTTAAATCAAATTGTCGTTCTTGAAAAAGAGTTATATTATTTAATTTAAAATTATTTTGAAATAATGTAAACATTTCTGGATAAATCTGATAATGACAGTTATTTACTATTGTATCTAATGTTGGTAATACTCTAGAAAATAATATTTCATCACCAAATCCTTGTTCATTTAATACTAAAACGTTTTTATTTTTTAGTTGTTCAATATTTGTAAATTGGGTAATCGGTAATCTTGGAAATTTAAATCTATCTCCGTAATATCTATACTGGTATAATGATAAACCTTCATTTAATTTATTATTAAACAAATAAGACAAGGCAAGTTCATATCCAGACGATTTATAGTCATATTCATAAAAAGATTTTTTAAATAAGCGTTCTGCATTATCATAAGAATATAATGATAAATAGCAAAGTCCCATGTTATAATATAGTATTCCTAAATCATTATAGTATAGATAGGGTATTGCTTTTTTATAAAAATTTAAAGCTTCTTTATAATTTCCAGTATGGTAGTGGGATATTCCTAGTTCTACTAGTTTTTTTGGATTTTTCATTAACTGGCATTCTTTAAAATCATGTCATAAATTTGGTTAATTCCAATGTTTTTATGTGTGACTATACTTTTAGTATATAATAGCGGTAATATAGTTAAATCTTCCCATTCTAATATTTTAAGTTTAACCATTTTCTTTTTATCATATGAGTTTATAGCAGGTCCTAAATTAATATTAAATAAATCTAAAATTGTTTTTTTATTTATAGGTACAATTTTCCAGTTAGATAATTCTTCGTCTATATTATATGAAATATATCCTTTATACATAGTTTTCCAGTATATTGTTAATAATTTTAGTTTAAGAGGATATGGAATAACATTAAAGTTTAATCCTATCTCTTTACCTGATTGGTCTTTTCCTAAACTTAATATAATTGGTCTTTTGTCTATATACTTGTTTTCAGTTTGAGCAAGGGCTATTGAATCAATTTTTTCATTATAATAAAAAGTATAAAACATGTTACTTATAAGTTTAGAAGGTAAAGTTTTTATATAGTTTTTTCCGTTATTTACGTATTTTTCGTTATATATTTTTTCAGATTCGTTTTTTGCCGCTCCAATGGATCCTGACGCATCTATAAACTCTTTAAAAAAATCATCAAATCTTTCCATTATCCTATTGTGAAATTACCCGTTTTATCTTCTGTTAAAACTCCAAATTTCATATTTTTTGATTTAGCGTATTTAAGAGCAGCTTCAAATTTAGCTTTGTTTACTAAATATGTAATCATATCTTTATTATAATTATTGATTTTTTTGGTAGTAGTATTTCCTTTTATATTTTCAGGTTTTTTAGTTTGTTTAAGAGGTTTTATTTCAACTAACCATGTAACATTGGTATCATTTGGAGTTTTTACTTTTATTATAAAGTCTACATAATAATTTCGGTATTTAATATCTTTGTATGTTGGAGTTAAATTTTCTTTTATTATATCTATAGGCGAAATATAAGGTATTGCAATTTTTTCACTACTCCATTTTACAATATTAGGATTCATATCACAAAAATGCATAAACTTATATTCCCAGGATGACCTATATATCGGGAGGCTAGACAAGTCCCCACTATATTTTTCTTTATTTACTGGATTAAAAAATCCTTGATTAAATCTACCATTTTTATTTGGCTTTAAGTCTTTAATATTTCTCATTATTCAAATTTTTAAATTGAGTATATTTCATCATCACCTGATAAATTTAGTGAGATATGCTTAACTGGACCGTCTGATCCCTTTAGTTTATACATTTTATTATATGATAAAGCAAATGCATTATTTACAACAGTTGTAAAATATGAAAAAGCATTAGGCCCATATTGAGAAACAGTTGGATCAAAATTTCTCCAATACTTTAAACAATTTTCAAGAGCAGTTTGTATACAATCTTCCATATCTTCTTGATTTTTATGATGAAGCCTTTTTGTTCGTATTGTACGATTTGCTAATTTTATAAAAAAATTAACAGCAGCAGGTGTCAATTCATTTTTCTCTTTACATAAAATAATCTCATCGCTAAATTCTTTATTTGAAATATAATATTTATCAGTTTTAACTAGCCGTTTTCTTTTAACCATTATTTTTTATATTATTTTTAATGCTCTTAAAAAGAGTCAATACTCCTAAATATGAGTCAATTAAGTCATTTATTGGGCTTTCTATTAATTTACCATTATTAATTCGGTCTTCATTTTCTATAATAAATTTATAAAGCTCTGACTTTTTTACAGTATCTAATTCTGGGTCAACTTTAAATTTATTAAAAATTGCAAATTTATCAGCATTACCTTTGCATGTCATAGCATTTTTCATTTCACCTGGTGAAAAAATAAAAAGTCTTGATGAATCATTATTTAATAATTCAGTCAAGACTTTATACCGCAAAATACCAGTAGAAATAGATAAATCAATTAAAATATTACCTTTAGACGCAAATGAAATTCCTTCAATTGCTACAATAGGAAGTTTACCATTTAAATTAGATTTAATTAAATTTATAAAATGTGTAATATTCTTTGAATATCTATCTAATTTAAACCTTTGTTCAGCTGAATATGTAACAAAGTGAGGCTTAGTTTCCTCACATATTTTTATAGAAGTATCAGATAATGAATCTAACTCTTCTAATAATCTAGTTTTATTTTTTGTGAATTTATAATCAGATACTATTGAACCCCACTTAAAAGTAGTAAAGTCAGTGCAGCAAAAAGAAGAGTTTTTTATTGAATAATCAATGCCTATGAAAATAGATGACAACTACATTTGAATAATTTTAAAAATTATTATATTAAAAAAAATAATATTTGTTTCATTATTTTAAATTTAATTAGCGCTTCATAAAAAAGGTGTAAATCATAGTGTATATAAGTTTTGTTTACAAATCTTTATAATTTTTTCGTTCATAATACTGATTTTATTATAGTTTAAACATATCGTCAGCCATTATAAACAAGTGCTACATTTCGTTCCCAAATAGAGTTCCTGCCTGTGAATCTTTTTCTTTTTTTTTTCTACCCTCTCTTTTTTTCTTTAAATGCGGATTTTGTTTTATCAGAAAATTTCTTCAAATCCTCTAAATTTAATCCAAATTTTAGTTCAGAAAAACTTTCAATAGCCCCAATTAAATCGGTCAATTCGCATATTTGAAGAACTTTATCTTCTTATTCAACCGCATCTTTTAGTTCTTCCATTTCTTCTTGTATTTTAGAATACTCACCTAAAACTCCTTTTGTTATTTTTCTTTTATGATAACCCATTTTTATACAAATTAATTATTTTACTCAATCTTGGTTCAGCACAACCAGTTGCATATATCCATTTCAAAAACTCATTTTCTCTTATTCCGTATGAACCTAATTCATTACCTTTATACTCAATATCAAACCCTATGCTAGTTTGAATTATTTCTATTTCAGGTATACATCCTTTCAAAAAATTAAAACAATATTCTACTACTTTATCAAGTTCAGCATTATTTACAACATCGGTTTTTATTAGTTCATTTTTAATAAAATACTTAGTGTGTGAATAGTCAAAACTTTCAAATCTAAAACATGGTGTTGTTGTTTGAAATTGTCCCTTTGGTAAGAAGTCTTTTAAATATAGGTATAAAAAACTCTGTTCGCCAGAAGCTACTAAGCACTTACTGTTATGTTTTAATTGAAAAGATAACATGTCTTTTGGCTTAGTTAAATTATCAATATACTCTGAAACAGTCCAAGGGGTTTCAATCCTAATAAACCCTTTACTTTCATAGTAATTAATTGAATCTGATATTATTTTGTAATCAATCATATTTTTATTTTATTTTCCAACTGCACCCAACACTCAAATTTGGAATCCCTCTGGATATTTAGTTGGGGTCCTTTCAATTTCACCGCCTTTACTTATCGTTGATTCACCGCATTTTTTACACTTCATATTTGGTATTACATTGTCGTGATAATATCGGTCATCATAACCTGAATTATCCATTTCTTGATGTTGGCAAAATTCACATTCCATTAAGGCGGTGAAATCCCTGCGGTGTTGGCTGATAAGTTTCTTAATTTTCATTTTGTAAATTGTTTAATTGCCACACTAAATTTATTTTTTTACAGACACCTAACATCAGGTAGGCGATATTGCCGTTATGAGCCTGAGTGCTTTGATTTAAACTTTGTGGTAAGCCTCACTATCGCCTACCTGCAAAACGTTATATTCAATACAAAAATAAGAAATAGTTTTGATATATTAAAATATTTAGTACTTTATTTTTGAACTAAATATAACAAGTAAATATAATTAATTGATAATCAATCTACTAAATAATAAATGATTACGCTATAAAGTTTTAAGTTCGTTAAATAAATTTATAAAATATGAAGTTAATTTATGTCTTACAATATCACTATTTGTTAATTCGACTGCTCCAACCCCATCCATTGGATTTTCATTTATTTTTTTATGAATAAACTCTAAAGAACTATCTTTTTTATTTTTAATATCTATTTGGTCAGTATCCCCTAAAATAATAAATTTACTATTTTGTGACATTCTAGTTAATAGAGTTTTAGCGTTATCATGATTAACATTTTGAAATTCATCACTTATTAGAATAACATTATCAAAAGACCGTCCTCTTAATGTACCTAGAGCTTCAAATTTAATTAGGCCTAACTCAATTAATTTATTAGTTAAGTACTCACCAATTAATTTATTAAATGAATCCATATATGATGCCATATATAATTTTAATTTATCTTTCTCATCCCCTGGTAATATTCCTATATCTTCATTACGAAGTTGAGTTATAGATTTAGTTAAAACAATTTTTGAGTATATGTCTCTATGTGTTTTTAATAAAATTAAAGCTTCCGCACATGATAATATAGTTTTACCACATCCAGCTGGTCCTATACATATAGTAACATCATTTTCTTTTATTGAATTTAATAATTTCTTTTGATTTTCTGATTTACATTTTATTTCAATATGTATACTTGATAAAATGTCTGGATTAAATGTTTTATTAGTTATTTCTAATAATTCTTGTTCATCTTCTCGGGTTAATTTCTTTTTTTTAGGTTTCACACAAAAAAATATTTTTTATAAATTTATTTATTTCAAAATACTTACTGATTCTTTTAATTGCTAAATCCCAGCATTACCTTTACACTTGTCAAGTCCGCCGCTGTTATCAGTTTCTTCTTTTTTAAATTGAACTTCACAATGTCTCAAAAAAGATTCCATTTTATTAATAGAGGGTAAGTGTCCTTTTCTAATGTTTTCAAGTAGCATGTTATTTTTTCCATTAATTGATTTACCCAAATTTAACCATTCAGTTAATCGTTCTTCAATTTCTTCATCAAACACAATTTCTTCTCTATGTTTTTTTGTACGTAAAAAATAGTACGCATCTCTCACTGTTGGACTTCTATTAACTCCAGCATGACAATGAAGTAATACAGAAGCTCCCTCTTGTTCGACTTGCCATATTATTTTTAATGCTGCATATAAACTGTTTAAACCCATATCACCTACTCGCTCATTCATTGGAAACCAAAAATATTTAATACCTCTTTCCATTGCAGTGTCATGGCACTCACCTGAGTATTCATCACTAACATTAATAATGTAGTCATAGTGTGCTTTTAAAATTTCAGAAGGTAATGGAAACTTATTAACAATTAATCTAGTAGTAAACCAGTCGTTAAATTTCATATTTAAAAATTATTTATTAAATTAAAAAAAGACTCCCAATCTGGCTTATCTTCTAATACGCTAATCTTCCTATCGCTTTTTTCTACAATATTATTTAAAACTCTAAACCCAAATTGAGTAGCTAATCCATATGTTTTTTTGTGACACTTATAGCAGCTTCCACTAAACCCAATAAAATAATAATACTCATCATCCGTATTAACTTTATCAATTCCAGAATTGAGCTTCCACTTATCTGTACCTAAATACCCACCTGCCCAAGTACTAAATACTTTATAAAATGTTCCAATAGGGCCATCTATTTTTATAATTACCCATTTTTCAGGTATATCACTTATAGTCATATGTTTTTTTGATAAATACTTCCATAGTTATTTTTTTAATAAGGTAAAAACAAAAATAATACATACTGCTAACATCGTATAAAAAACATTAAAACGATTTTTTATACGCAAAACTGCTAGTTGCAATTTAAACGAACTCCCAACTAACAACTTCATCCATATCTAAATAAATCCTTTCTTTAAACATTCTATTAATCACGAATTGAGTATCACCACAATTATTTATACTCACTAAAAAAGATTTATATTTTTTACCATTTTTTAATGTTATTTCAACATCCATCCAACAAGGCGGTAGTTTAGGAAAATCTTCTGCTTTGTTTCCTGATTTTAACCACAAATTACATATTTTTTTATGCACAGATAAATCTTTTTTTGTAACATAATCAGCAATCGTTTCCAAAGATAAACTGCCACTAACATGTGTTTGGCAAAATGAATGTTCAGTAATTCTATTTGTCATTTGTTCTTAATTTTAAAGTTTAGTTATTCTATTTAGCTTCAGGTTTAATCACTTCGCCAAGCCTGACACCATTATAAGCCATTGGCGAAAAACCAACTGTTCGCTTCGCCTTATAACACAGGCTCGGCAAAAAGGCTTACTTTATCACGTCGTATTATCATTTCTTTTAAAAAATTTAATAAATAAAAAGCCTACACCCTATTTGTTATAACTTCCTTGATAGTAATGAAACTGTTTTAATTTTCCTTCATGTTCCCATTTATGTAATCCCAATTTATCAATTACTTTCATAATTATTTGGCTTTCTTCCTGTACAGTATATGATAATATATCAAATGTTTTTTCAAAATCTTCTCGGCTCATCTCTTTTAATTTTGGGTTTCCAATATCCTTTGTTCCTGCTAATGGTAATTGCCAATCTTTTCTAATATCCGAAATCATTACTGTAATATTTTCATTAGGTATTGGGTATTTTGTTTCAATCATCAATGGTTTGTCCACCTCTTTTTTGAAAGCCAAATACACATTTGTTGGTTCTGCAGTTTTACAATATTCTTTTACAATTTCTGTAATTTGTAAAACTGTTTTTTCTCTTAAATTATTTGTCGTCATCTTTTTTTTGTTTTAAATAGTTTTGTTTAAATTTTTAATTAACATTCTACTAAACTAACCACACCGATTTTATAACAATTACTTTATACAAGTTTGTCATCAACTCTACTGCTAAATGTTAAGTGTCCGTATGGCAAACTGGGCATAAAGTACCGGCCGTTATATTTAATACAAAAATAAGAAATAGTTTTAATATATTAAAATATTTTCCCAAATTAAATATAATAGTATACTATAAATGATTGGCATTTAATACATTATATTATTTAATTATACACATTATTTCTAAAAACGCTAAAATTTTATAAAACATTGTATGAGTTTTCAAATATATTGTTTCAAAAAAAGTGTTATGAAAGTATTTTATGCTACTCAAATAAGTAATAATGATGGAAAGAACTTTATACTAAGTACAGACGCATGTATGAATATATGTATTGGAATAATATCAGAAATTTTAGAAAATGATAGTAATATATCTTTTTTAATTGCTATTCCAGACATTAGATTATCCAAAGAGTATTGGACATACTATAGTATGTTTGAACAAAAATATCACTCTAGAATAACTTTTATAGAATTTGATTCTCCAGTTGGGCCGTCTAATACTAGATACCATTTTGATTATATATTTTGGAAAAAACAATATAATTTATTAAAAGAATGTGACGTAATGATTAATGACCAAAATACATTAACTAAAAACTGGAATACTTTATTTTATGAATTAAAATTAAATATTCCAATTGTTAGTACTAATTATTTTATGGATACTCCTGTATCTAAAAAAGTGTCAGAACAGATTACATATTTTGAAAGACAAATGGAAAGCTTTAATAATTCAAATTTAACAGCATTTCAATCTAAAGAAAATGAAAGAGAATCGTTAGACGCGTATGATACATTTTATAAAAATAGAAATTTAATTAAAAAAACAACAAGCTGGAATATTGGGGTATGGGCTAAAGAAGTATTAAAATATTCTAGTGTTTCGAAATTTGATGAAACAACTATCTATTTTGGTAATAGAATATCAGATTCAGCGAATAGATATAATAATTATCATAAGTTCGCTGAAGCAGTAGGACTTGCAAAATCTAAAACTAATATACCATTTAAAGCAATAATGCTTAATCCAACTAGAAAGGTAACAGAAGAACAATTAAGTTTAATTAATACTTTATCTAATAATACAGTAGAGGTACTACCTAATAATTTAAATTGGTCAAGAGAAGATTATTTAACTTTTATAAATAGAGCACGTGTGAGTTGTAATTTATTTACAAATGAGGTTCATGGCGGAGTAACTCATTGTGAAGCCCTAATAGCAGGAAATATTACAATTATGCCAAAAGTTAATAATTATTGGTATAAATTTAAACATTCAAATAATACAAATTACCCATTCTTTTGTGAAGTAAATGAATCTAATGAAATTGAGGTTAACTCATTATCAGAATGTATTATAAAAGCAGTTGAAATAATAAATACAAATAATACCGAGTATACTAACTATAGTAGTCTTTGTAAAAAAATAGGATATGATTACGAGTCATATGAAAAGTCAGCTCATATAATTATTAATGATTTAAAAGAATTAATTAAAAACAAATAACATGAAAAATTTATTAAATACTATTATTTTAAGTTTAGTAGTACTACTAGACATTTATGTAACTCTAAATCTTTTAATGTATGGAGTTCAGCCAACTAATTACGAAATGTTAGTTATCATTTCGACAACACTCATAGCGTATTCATCTGAAAAACAAAAATAAAAAATATGAAAAAGAATAAAGTATGTATAGTAACTGGATCAGGCGGATTAATTGGGTCAGAGGCTGTTGATTTTTTTATTAATAAATTTGATATTATTATTGGAATAGACAATAATATGCGTGAAGAATTTTTTGGTAAAACGGCTTCTACCTTATGGAATACGAATAAATTAAAAACGAAATATCCAGAAAAATTTATTCACTATAATATTGATATTAGAAATGTTGAACAATTAAATAAGATATTTGAATTATATAATTCAGATATACATTTAGTGGTTCACACGGCAGCACAACCGTCACATGATTGGGCAGCGACGGACCCTATTAAAGATTTTAGTGTTAATGCACTAGGAACTTTATATTTATTAGAGGCAACTAGAACTTATAGTAAAGATGCAGTGTTTATATTTACAAGTACAAATAAAGTATACGGGGATACTCCAAATTATCTTCCATTAATCGAGAAAGAAAATAGATTTGAAATAGACCAATCACATAAATTTTATAAAAATGGAATAGACGAATCTATGTCTATTGATAACAGTAAGCACTCTGTATTTGGTGCATCTAAAGTTTCAGCCGATATAATGTGTCAAGAATATGGTAAATATTTTGGAATGAATATTGGTATATTTAGAGGCGGGTGTTTGACTGGCCCGGCCCATTCTGGAACTGAATTACATGGATTTTTATCATATTTGGCTAAATGTGTAATAACAGGAAATCATTATAATATTTTCGGAGATAGAGGAAAAAGAGTTAGAGATAATATACATAGTTATGATTTAATAAATATGTTTTGGAATTTTTATCAAAATCCTAAACAAGGCGAAGTATATAATGCAGGTGGCGGGCGCGGAAATGAATGCTCAATTATAGAAGCTATAAATATAATGAATTCATTTAAATATGTAAAAGAATGGAATAACTACACTTTTTTAGATGACCCTAGAATAGGCGACCATATTTTTTATGTAACTGACTATTCTAAATTTCAAAAAGATTATCCAAATTGGAAAATTACTATTTCATTACATGAAACTATAAAACAAATTTTAGAAGCCCAACACAATAGAACTATGATTAATGCTTAAGACTTTACAAAATAAAATATTAAAATGTAAGAAATGTCCTAGGCTAAACCAAAATAGTATTTTTTCATTTCCGCATGTTTATTTTAATGACAATTTAAATGAAATAGAAATTTTTATAATTGTTCAAAACCCAGGAATAGAACACGATTATACCGCCATTACAAATAGTAATGAATTTTATGAAAAGTATAAATTAGATTGGCTTAATTGCAAATTAGGAAAATACCTAATAAGTGAATTAGGAATAGAAACTATAATGACAAAAGTATTTTTTACAAATTTATGTAAATGTTCTTCTCCAAATAATTCAAATTTAAATTCAACTGAAATTTATAATTGCTGTAACTTTTTATATGAACAAATACAGTTAGTAAATCCTAAAAAAATATTTTTATTAGGAAATGAAACAACTAATCACATTTTAAATAAAAATATAAAGTTTTTTGAAAAAACTATAAAATCTATAAATAATATAGATTATGAATTTTATAAGCTTTATCATCCATCATACGTAAAAAGATTTAATGATAAGGATAAAAATATTAAGCAATCAATAGAATTAAAAAAAATAATAAATTCATGAAAATACAATTAGATACAATAGAAAAAATTATAAGAATTGAAGAATCTATAAATCTAGGAGAATTTTATAATACTATAAAAAAACTTCTTCCTGATAATGAATGGAAAAACTTTAAAATAGAAACTAATAATACTATTAACTGGGCTAATCCTATTGTAATTAGAGATTACCCTTATAATCCAACTCCAGTTTATCCATGGTGGAATACTCCTAATATTACGTGTGGAACATCTTCTACTTCAACTGGAATAGCGTCGTCATCAATTAAAACAACTATTGATTTAAACTCAGGAGTATACAATATAGAATGCTAAATTATAACTTAATAATTTTTTGTGGAGCTGATAATACTGGAAAAACCACAATATCAAAGAAATTATCCAATATTTTAGGTTGGAAATATTATAAAAATACATTAGAACACTCTTTATTTAAAATAGAAAATCATAAAACCCATTTTGAAAATCATGCTCCTTTTTTGTTTGATTTTATTAAACAAACTCAAACTAAAAATATTATATTTGATAGGCATAATATATGTGAATATGTATATGGAAAATGTTTTAACCGAAATATAAATGAACCCCTTATTTTTGAATTAGACAAATTATACGCAGAATATAAAACAATAATTGTTTTTTGTTATAAAGATAATTATAAAGAGTATAATGATGAGATAATACCTTTAAATAAAATAAAAGACATAAATTCATTTTATGAAGAATATTTAACAAAAACTAATTGTAAATATTTAAAGGTAAATACTGAATCCGAAAATTTAAATGAACAACTTACTTTTATAATAAACAATCTATGATTTGGTTTACTTCCGACTTACACGCTTATCATAAGAATATTTCTGGCCCGACTATATCTGAATGGAAAACTGGATATAGAGATTTCGTTGATGAGATTCAAATGACTAATTTCTTTATAGAAAAAATAAATGAAAATGTAAAAGATAATGATATTTTATATTTTTTAGGTGATTGGTCATTTGGCCATCCATATAATATTAAAAGATTTAGAGACCAAATTAACTGTAAAACTATACATTTTATTTTAGGCAATCATGATTCATACATACGAACTAATAAAAAATTCATAATAGAAACTGGAATTATTTATGCTAAAGACTTATTTTCTTCAGTACAAAACACTTTATCAATTACTCATAATAATATTAATATATTTTTAAGTCATTATTCACATAGAGTATGGCCTACTTCACATAAAGGAAGCATTCATTTATTTGGGCATAGCCATGGAGCATTGCAAGGAATAGGAAAATCAATGGACGTAGGTATAGATAATGCTAAAAATATTTTAGGAGAATATCGGCCATTTAATATTGATGAAATACTTATTTTATTAAATAATGATAAAAACTAATACATTTAAAAATTCATCTGACGCGTTCTTAACATTATATAATACTATAATGGCACAAGGAATATCTTTTGATAATACAAAGGCCCTATTTAATACTGGCTTTTATTTATTAAATCCATTAGATAATCTAATAGAAGTTCCATGGAGAAAATGGAAAAAAGATTACGCTGAATATGAATGGCAATGGTATTTATCAGGAGATCCGTCGGCCATAGAAATTGCTAAAAAAGCGAAAATTTGGTATAATATGATGGATGATGCTGGAAACGTAAACTCAAATTATGGGTATCAATGGTCCAGGAATAGCCAGTTAGATAAAATAGTAGATATATTAAAAAACAAAAAGGATACTCGCAAAGCATCCATATCAATTTATGATGCTAAAGAAATAGAATTATATAGTAAAGATACTCCATGCACATATTCTATTAATTTTACTATAATCGATAATAAATTATGTATGTCAGTATTAATGAGGTCGTGTGATTTAGTCTATGGCTTTTGTAATGACCAGTATTGTTTCTCTAAATTACAAGAATTAGTCTCTAATAAATTAAGTATAGAAGTTGGATGGTATTACCATTTTATAGTAAATTTACATATTTATAAAAAACATTTTAATTTAAATGAACGACTCTAATTTTTATAAAAAATATAGGCATGTAGGGTATTCATATCCAAGTGTTCCCAAGGGATGGAAGCCTATTGTAAAAAATGCAATAGTAGAAATAGAAAAAGAAATGTGGCCAAGATGGATTCCGTTTTTTATAAAAAAAGCTATACATTATTTAGCTACTGGAAATTCAGTGGTTCAAATAAAGTATCAATGGGCTTATAAATTAAGATCTAAGTTAACTGATAGTTGCATGATTTCTGATATTAAAGAAAAATATGCAACACTAAGGATATATACATACGGTAATGAAAAAATAAATGCAATTATAGAAATGGCCGAAAATCTTTGTGATACTACTTGTATGGAATGTGGAAGTATGACTGACGTAGAAGTAGTAAACAGTCGCTGGGTATCTATTTTATGTAAAAAATGTAAAAATAAAAAATAATAGCACTACTTATGAATCAGAAATTAAAATATGTAAAAACCAGAGATGTGAAAGACCCATCAATAGGAACATCAGACTCTGTTGGAATTGATATGTATGTTCCAAACGATTTTCAACAAAAAAGTTTATTACCAGGAGAAGACGTACTAATACCGTCTGGAATTAAATTTAATATACCAATTGGAACATGTCTATTAGCAGTAAATAAAAGTGGAGTTGCTACTAAAAAACGACTGCAAGTCGGAGCGTGTTTAATTGATCCAGATTATCATTTAGAAGTACACTTGCATTTATATAATACGAGTAAATATAGTATTGATATTAATCCGGGAGAAAAGATAATTCAGTTTATGTATTTACCATATATTAAACCTAGTTTAATTAAATGTAAAAATGATGATGAATGTTTTGCATTTCAAAAAACAACAAGAACTGGCGGTTTTGGAAGTACAAATCATATTTAAAAATAAGATAAAAAATGGCTAAAAAAATAAAAAAAGACTCATCTAATAATAATTCAAATATGCATATTAGAAATGATAGTGCTTTAATTTCAGGAGATACTCGTACCCATACTTATATAAGTGATAACAATAGAGTTATTCCTACTTATAATACTTCAATAGGTAGTGTAATCAGCACATCCAGTCATACACCTAGTTCTATAGGAACCTATCATTATAACCCGGCTAGTGAAATGCTTTTAGCTGACGAAGACGGAGATGCCTGGAGTTTAAAAATTTCAAGAGATGGAACTCTTAAAGTTAAACCATTAAATGAATCTAAAAAGACTAAACTTAAAGTAAAGATATTATTGGATTTTTAAAAATAATTAAAAATGGATAATCATTTCTTTAAAATAATGAATTTATCAGACCCCCTGTGTTTTCAGTAGATAATGACAGAAATGTCCATATACTAAGTGAAAAATCTGGCATTATAATGAGAGATGAAACGGGTAGTACTTGGAAAATTACAATAAATTCTAACGGTAAAATATTGGCTGAACCAATATGCCCAAATAAAAAATTAAAGCTTAAATTAAAAAATACTAAAATAATCCATGGAAGTTATTTTTGGTGATACTGACGAACCTAATTATATAATTGGCAAAATTTTTTTTGATAAAAGTACTAAAAACTATAAAGTATTTGATGGAGATGACGTTACTACAGATTTTAATAATCGTATAGAAGAAATAAAAAATAAAATAATATTAAAAGAAAAATTAAAAACCTTAATTAATTTAGAAAATAATGGTAGTAGGAGTTGAATTTAATAAGTATAAAAGTAAAATGTATATATCATACATTAATAAAAATAAAGAAATAGACTTTATTATTAAAAATATACCAAGTTCTGATTTATATAACTACGAATATTGTGAAGAAAATACTGGATTAAAAAGTTGGGATAATAAAAATGTAAGAAAAAAACCTACAGAGTATTTAGGACGTTTTAGACAAGAAGAATTCTTATATAATAATCTCACACTAGATGAAAAAAATAAAATGTCAGAATTTAATACTCCTAAAAAATATTATTGTGATATTGAGACTGAAACTGGAGAAAATAATGAATTCCCAGAACCATCAGAAGCAAAATACCAAGTTCTTCTAATATCAGTAGTAAACGAATCTAATATTGCATATATATTGTCGTGTCGAGAAGACTTGAGAAGTCAAGAACAAGATATGGAAAATGAAATGAATACATATCTTAAAAAAAGTAATCCAAATTTAAAAACCTATACTTTAAAATATCTTTGGTTCAAAACTGAAATAGAAATGTTAGAGTATTTCTTTCATAAATTTCTACCAAAAATACCGCTATTAACTGGATGGAATTTCTTAAATTTTGACTGGCAATATCTAATGAAACGCTGTGAAAATTTAAAAATAAATCCAACAAAAAATATAGCAACAAATAAAAGAGTAACAAAATATTTAGTTCCAGCTCATACTGCTGTTATAGACTACCTTGAACTATTTAGAAGCAGGTCGCCATTAAAAATTGTAGAGAATTATACATTAGACTATATTTCAAAAGAAGTACTTGGAGTTAAAAAATTTAAAAATGATAATGAAAATATACTAGAAATGTATAAAACAAATTATCGCAAATTTGCAATATACAATGCTATCGACTCTATTTTAGTAAAAGAAATAGAAGACTCTAAATTTCTTCTTGATGTTGTATTTGAAATGGTAAACTTAAGTATATGTGATATTAATAAATATAATAGCCCAGTATTTATAAGTGAAATTCTAATATTTAGAAAATACATAGAACAAAATTTAAAAGTACCTGAAAAAACAGAAGAAGAAAAACAACTAATATATAACTCAAAGTATCAAAAAAATGAAGGTGGCCCAAAATATGAAGGCGCATTCGTTAAGGAACCGATTCCTGGATATTATAAAACTGTAGTATGTCAGGACTTTTCTAGTCTATATCCGAACATAATTTGTAGCAATAATATATCACCTGATACATATTTAGGGAAAGGCCTTAATTTATCTATTGAGGAGCTAATAGATAGAAAAATATGTAAAACGGCATTTGATACATATTTTAGGATGGATATTGATTCAGTCTCACGAAAAATATTAAATTATTTTTATAATGAAAGACTCGAAAATAAAGCTTTGCGTAAGGCATTGTCTGATAGGCTAAATGAATTAGATAAATAAATTTATAAAACATTTTACTATAAATCTAGTATAAGATATTGTATAAATTTTAATTGATAAAATGAATTATTATATAGCTATTCCTGATATACATGGAGATATTTTCAAATTAAATTTTGCATTAGAAACATGTAATGCCTGGGTAAAATTTCAAAGAAAGTTTGGTATAATATCTAAATATGATACTATTCAGTATGTATTTTTAGGTGACTATATTGATAGAGGTAATCATTCAGGTGCAGTATTAAAAAAGATTGAAGACTATGTTATTAATAGGAACGCAATATGTTTACTTGGAAATCATGATATGTTTATTATAGGAACGGCTGAAGATACTTCAATATTGTTAGATAATAAACTCATAAAATGGAGTGATTTATGGGAGTATAATGATGGAATTATAACATGCAAAGATTTATTTGGCGTAGTATTTGATAATCATTATAATATTTCAAGTAAAGTGAGTGATTGGAGAGAAAAAATATTAAATAGTGAATATTATTCTTTTTTAAAGAAATATGGAAAAACTAGGTATTCTACTAATACTATATTTTTTAGTCATGCTCCTCTTAGTGATATAAAAAATATAGGTGATTCTGACTTATTATGGGGAAAATCCTCGGATTTTGGAAATCAAAAGAAAGATACTATATTTAAAGTACCTGAACCATATTTGGTGTCAGTACACGGACATTATAATAGATTAGACGAAGGAATAAATTTTCCAAGATTTCATAACTATATACACAGTGGCGTACCTAAAACAGTAGTATTAGCCGACAGTGGGTGTGGATATTCTGGAATAGGAGAATTACATCCAGTTGTAATAGGTGAAAATGACAGATATACTAACATTTGTGCAATACTTTAAATGATTAAAAATAATGATTTTTTAATAAACTTCCTAAAAAAAATATTTAAAATGAATTTAGAAACTAATACTAAAACCACAGAGTTAAGAGAACACTATATTGGAAAATCATTTCAATGGACTAAACCAATAGATCCATTAAAATTAGGTATTATTGTTAAATGTAATGATGTTAAAAATTCTCAAGGAATGACTAGATTAATATTTGAGGATGGCTCTAAAATAAATTTAGAAATACTAAGCGACCATTTAACTGAAGTTTATGATATTAACAATCCGCCTATTGAAACTCCAGTTATGAGTAAGAATTTAAATGATGCTATTAAAAAAACAATTCAAAATACCACGACTAAACCTGAAATTAAAACAGAAAATAAGGTTGATATATTTGATATGTTTCAAATTAATGAATTTGACTTTCCTATTAAAATAAAATCAAAATTACCTCCAATTGATGTTTTAAAAATGATGTATAATTCAAGTGAAAACAAAGACGAATTTTTAAATATAATAACAAACAAATTAATTAAATCAATTAATGAAGACTCATTAAAAGATTCTATTAAAAATTTAATAACACAATGATAACTGAAATTCTTAGGAGATTAACTCCAGCCATAGAAAATATAGATGGGAAATGTCCATACTGCATACGTGAGTTTATAAAAGATGTTAATATTATTTTAATTGAGTATGGAGTAAAATTTGTTTATGATGAGACTACACATTGTGTAACATTAAATGTATTAAATAAAAAATAATGATTAAATTAGATAAAATTAAAAATTTACATTTAGTTGGAGATTTACACTTTGGAATTAGAAGTAACTCATCTGAATGGTTAAATATTCAATTGGATTTTTGGAGAAATTATTTTATTCCTACTATTATAAAAACATCTGATTATAATAAAGATGAGGACACTTTATTTTTAATGGGCGATATTTTTCATTCAAGAGAATTTTTAAATATTAAGGTGTTATACGAAGCTCAAAAATTATTTAAAGAGTTATCTGGATATTTTAATAAAGTAATTATTATTTTAGGTAATCATGATTTGTTTAATAAGTCCACGACTGAAATTAATTCAGTTAAGCAATTTGAATTATTATCTACTAATATTCATGTTATTGAAAGTTATGATATTCTTGAAATTAACAATAATAAATTTTTCATGATGCCATACGAACATGACTATGAAAAATTTGAAAATATAATTAATGAATATAGTAAAGATTGTGAGTATTTATTATGTCATGCTGATATTCAAAATATGAAATTTGATAAAAGTAGAATAATAGACCAAGGATTAAACCTAAAAAATATACGTAAATTTAAAAAGATATTTTCTGGTCATATTCATTATAGACAAGAAAAAGATTGGGTAGTTTATACAGGTATTCCATACGCAATGGAAAGAAGCGATTGTAATAATCAAAAAGGATGGTATACCCTTAAATTTACTGGTAATAATTTTAAAGAAGAATTTATAGAAAATAAGTATTCACCAGTTTTTATTAAAACGAATTTACATGATTTAATAGAATTATCTTTAGAAGAATCCGAGTCCTTACTAAAAAATAATTTAGTTGATATTTATGTAGATAATAAGTATAGTGGAAAATTTATAATAAGTCAGTTTTTAGAATTAATTAAAGATTTTAAAATTAGAAAAATAGATTTTTTTCCTTATGATAGTGAAAAAAATATTGAAATTAATGACGCATTAAAAAACGTTGATATAAAAAATTTAAATACATTTGATGCTGTTAATTTATTTTTAGATTCAATTAAAGTAGATACTGATACTAAAACAATTGTATCTAATTATTTTGAAAAGTTATATAAAGAGGCTAGCGAAATGAATAAAAACCTAATAATGTCTGAGGAATGAAACTATTAGAAGTATCTTGGAAAAATTTTGCATCATATGGAAATAAAAAACAGACAATATATTTCAATACTGATAAAGAATTTAATGTTATATTAGGCCAATCTGGAAGCGGGAAAAGCTCAATTTTAGATGTTATTTCATATGTTTTATATGGCAAATGTGCTAGTCGTAAAAACAAAGATTTACCAAATCGAATTAATAAAAATTTATGGTGTTATACTAAATTTATTTCTAAATCTTCACAAGTAATAGAAATAGAAAGAGGGTTAGACCCTGGATTTTTATTACTTAAAATAAATGGAGAAGTTTATGATATACCAGATAAAAGAAATATTAATAGTTATATAGAGAATGAATTATTAAAATTACCGTTTAATATATTTACAAATACAATTTCTCTTTCAGTTAATGATTTTAAAAGTTTTATTAAACTTAATAATACTGACAAAAAAAAAATAATTGATAAGATTTTTGGGTATGACCTTATTAATTTAATGAATGATATTTTAAAAGAAAAAGTAAAAGACGTTAAATCGTCTATTAATAAAATAGATATTCAATTAGACTCAAATACAACTCAAATTAGTAGTACAATACAAGAAAAAGAAAATCTTATAAAACAAGTTGAAGATGGATTAGCAAAAGAAAAAGAAGAATTATTAAATAAAAAAAATGAATTAACTAATACTAAAAATATAATTGCCAGTGAATATACTGAATTAAATAATAAAGTTAATAAAATAAAAAGCGATATTAATATAATTACAAAGGAAATTAATGAATTAGAATATAAAAATACATCAGATAATAATAAATTAAAATTTCTAGAGCAAAGACAGTGTCCACATTGCCAAAGTGATTTGCATGGCGATTTCCATGAAGAAATACGCAAGTCAATTAAAGAATTTATAGAAGAAAGAAAAAAGAATATTTCCAAATTAAAACTATCTTTAACAGATTATGAAAAAAAATTAGAAACTGAAAATAAAAATAAAAATATAAAACAAGAAGAACACTGGAAAACTGAAAGTTCTATAAAACAAATTATTAATAGAGTTGCTGAAATAGATTCTAAGATTAATACGAATGAACAAGTTAAAAGTCTAAATAATATTATTTCTAATTTAGAAAATAAACAAAAAGAATTAAAAAAATCAAAAACAATAATAGAACAAAAGAATAATATATACTCTATTACTGGAGAAATACTTGGTGAAAATGGAATTAAAAAAATATTGTTATCACAAATACTTCCAACGTTTAATACCTATATTAAAGAGCTAATAGACAATCTAGAATATGAATTTGATTTTTTCTTTGATGAAGAATTCAATCCAGTAATAAGACAAATTGGATTTGAAATTTCATCAGACTCATTATCAACTGGACAAAGAAAAAAGATGGATATTATTATTATTATATCTATTTTGAAACTTATTAAAATGAAATTACCATCAATTAATTTATTATTTTTAGATGAAATATTTTCTAGTTTAGATCATAGAAGTATAGAAAAAGTTAGTTTAATATTAAAAGATTTTATAAACACTACTGATATGAACTTATTTGTAGTAAGCCATAATATTTTACCAAAAGAACTTTTTAATAAACAATATAATATAATATACGAAAGAAATTTTAGCGATATTGAAATAGAAACAAATTTATAAACTAAAAACTAAAAACAATGAGAAGATATGTTACAGTTGAAGTAGACACTGAAGTAGAGGTCTGTCTAGCTGATATTGATACTACTGACTTAGTATCAGAAATAGCCGACCGCTTTAGAAAAAATAATATTTCTAAATCCTTAATAGAAGAATTACGAGATGCAAACAATAGTTTAAATGAATTATTTAGGAATGTTGCTAGTACTAAGTATCAGATAAAAATAGAAAATTTAAATGATTTAATGAAATACGAGCATCTTGCTAAAGTTTTTAATAAGTATTCATTAGATAAATTAGAAACATTATTACCAGAATAATGGACATTATAAAAAATTTTTACAGTAGGTCTAGTAACGATACTATAAAATCGTTAATTGCTGAAAATAATATAATTTGCGAAAATTGTATTGAGGAAAAGCAATTAAATAAACATATTAGATATTTGCAAATGTGTAAAATATGGTCAGACAACTCATACGCTACACGGCTAAAAGTTGGATCATTATTAGTAAAGAATGGCAATATTATCTCAGATGGATATAATGGAACACCAAGCGGGATGCCTAATATTACAGAAGATGAAACTGGAAATACCTACTGGTATACTTTGCATGCTGAAGCTAACTGTATTTTAAAGGCTGCAAAAAATGGAAATAGGACAGATGACTCTATTTTATATATTACATCATCACCATGTAAAGAATGCAGTAAATTAATTATACAGTCTGGAATAACTGCTGTAATATTTTCAGATTTTTATAGAGATTTAGAAGGGTTAGATACTTTAAATAAAATAGGTATATCATTAATTTACATAAAAATTTAATAAAAATATGAAAACTGTATTTGGATTTTTGCTAATTATTTTAATATGGATAAGTATTCTATTTATGTGTTCAATACCTCTAAGTTTTATATTAAGTATGGCAATAGATGTATCAATTCTGGAAGCGTTTTATTTTTTATTAGTAATATTTATAATAAAGATTGCATTAAACCCCATATCAATTATTACACATTTATCTCCGAATGATATAAATAATTATGCAGATTCTTTTAAAAAGTCTAAAACTAAATGAAATCTATTTTAATTATTCCTTATAGTAGAACTTTACCAAATAAAATAGAAAATCCTAAAAATTATAGTAAATGGCAAGATTTAATTAATTTACTTATAAATGATAATTTTAAAGTATATCAATTAGTATTTGGACAAGATGAACCCACCTTTAATAATGTTGAGATGTTATGTAACTATGACGAAGATAAACAATACAATATTCTATTACAAGTCAATTGTTGGATTTCTGTTGATTCATATTTTCAGCATTTTGCTAAATATTACAATATACCGGGAGTAGTAATTTGGACATTAAGTAATCCAACAATATATGGGTATCCAGAAAATATGAATTTGTTTAGTAATTCTAATTTTTTTATAAAAGAAGAAGATATGTATTTAGATTGGGTAAGTATCTCAAATAAGTATGTTGATACTATAAAAAATTTAAAACATCTAGACCCTACTTTTATTTTTAATAAAATTAAAGAATTTATTTTAAAAAATAATTAAGATACTATGGATTTTAATATAGACAAAATAAAATTTGATTTAAATGACATTTTAATAATGCCAGATGCCATTTCTAAAATAAATTCAAGAAAGCAAGTTAATCCATATTATAATCACTTAAATTTAATATGTCAAAATTATTTACCTATTATAGCTGCTCCAATGGATACTGTAATAGATAAAAATAATATTGATATATTTATTAAGAATAAAATTCCAGTTTGTATTCCAAGAGGATGCAATATAGATATATCAAAGCTAATGACTACTATGCCAATTTTTAAGTCATATTCATTAGATGAGTTTACTACTTTATATATTCGTAATAAAATAACGATAGACCATAAATATATTTTAATAGATATGGCAAATGGGCATATGTCCAAGTTATTAGAAATTGTTAAATTAGCAAAAGACATGTATGGAAATTCTATTATGCTAATGGTTGGAAATATCGCTAATCCTGAAACTTATAGAATATTAAGCGAAGCTGGTGCTGATTATATACGGTGCGGAATCGGGTCCGGTGGGGCATGCACGACGTCCTCTAACGTTTCAATTGGTTATCCAATGGGATCTTTAATAAAAGAATGCTATGATATAAGTTGTACGTTAAGCTCACCTGCTAAAATTGTGGCAGATGGCGGCATGAAAAATTTCAGTGATATTATAAAAGTAATATGTCTAGGAGCCGACTACGTTATGGTAGGTTCTATTTTTAATAAATCAATAGAATCATGCGGAGATACTTTATTATTTAAAAAAATAAAAATTGATAAATTTCCAGATATTAAACATTTTTTATTTAAAAATAAAATTCCTCTATATAAAAAATATAGAGGAATGTCTACTAAAGAGGTTCAACAATCTTGGGGTAAACTTAAATTAACTACAAGTGAAGGCATAGTAAAATATAATAAAGTAGAATATACAGTAGAAGGATGGACTAATAACTTTGTTGATTATTTAAAATCAGCAATGAGCTATTGTAATGCTAAAACCTTAAAAGATTTTGTTGGTAAAGCAAAATACAATTTAATATCATATCAATACTTTAATCGATTTAATAAATAAGTTTCTTTAATTTACTAATGATTTTAGACGTTTTTACCCATGTAAAAACTATTCCATAATAGAAATCACACAAAAAATCATTTATTAATATTTTTATCATTTTTTGAATTTTATTAAAATGTATAGCAAATTATGCTGGCAAAAGAACGAGTAAAAATACTAGTTCTTTGTCATTTTATAGCAGAAGTATCAAGCTTAATACTATCAGTTAAAGGAATTTCTAATTTAATAGAAGTATCTACACAAGGCGTAGTAGTAGAGCCATTAACAGCAGTATTTGTTGTTTGATTTGAATTACATGCAGTAAGTGATACTGTAATTAAAAATAATAGTTTTTTCATTGTTTTTGTTTTTTTTACTATTTTATTTATTCAAAATACTATAAAATGTTTTAAAATCCACCATTATTTATAAATTCTAATAATATATAAAGGATGTCATTATCGAAACCTTTTGTTTCAAAAATTTCATCTAAATTTCTATTTAAAAATAAAATATCTCTAATTATATAGATTATATCATTATAATTAATAGCAGATTCATTATTTACTATTATTATATTATTATTATTAATTTTATTTTCAATATTCTTTAATTTATTAACATATTGCGATAATTTAGTATAATTAGAATTAGAATCTTCTTTTATAACATCTATAAATTTAATAGATGACATAAAATTACACCGTTCATCTATTTTTATTCTCCATATTTCTGAATATAAATTTGGATTACTTTTGCAGAATATATAAATGTCGTCTGTTAAATGTATTTGTTTATTCTTAACAAGAAGATTTAACCCACCATATACTTTAATATGTTTTTCTATTGCCTCAATGAAAACATCTCTTAACTTTTCCTTTATCCAATTGTATATATTAATAAGGTATTCTCGTTCTGATGTATCATATTTTAAAATATCTATTATTTTTGATAAATCTTTATTAGTATAAATATCATGTGACTTGTGTTTTTTATCAAAAATTATACTAAGGTTAATTAAAGACGACAGATTAAAATAATGTAAAAATATTTCACTGAATACTTGTATATTATTATTATCTAGTTTTTCTTTATATTTTTGTAATGCTCCTAGTATAGTATATTCTAACCATTCTTTATCAGTTGAGCATTTTGAATTAATTAAATATAACGGATCTAATACTAATGAATATGTAGATTTATCTATTTTTGCGGTTTTCATATTAATATTAGATCATTTTTTAATTCCTTTCATAAATTCTTCAAACTTATTTAGCTCTAATATTATGTCAGTATTAAATAATTTAAATGCATCGTTTAATTCTTTTTTACTTATTTTATTATATTCTAAATATTTTTTTATAATATCGTCTTGATAATTTTCTATTTTTACAGTTATGTCTTCTTTATCAGTCTTACTAAATTTAGTTTTGGTCCATACCCATCCTGGCACTTTAAAATATTGTTTACTCATTACATCATGCCACCAATCTATTGCTCTATTTTTATTTATATACATTAGGTTTAAGTCATTCGCTAAAATAGGATGCTTAATACTCATCATTCTATTTAATATTATATAAAAACCATCTTTATCTTTAGAAGATATAGAATTCCATTTATTATAATCTTTATTGAAAAATTTATTAATAAAGTCGCTTAGCATACCTTTTTATATTAAAAAAAATAAAATTGTTTTAGTGTGTAAAACTTATTTGGAAGGCTTTGCTTTATCTATAGTTTCTACTGAAAAAAGTACTAATTCAGTATCATCATCAATTATGGTATATAACCCCATATTTCCGGCTCGTATAATACTTTTTTTAATATTTGCCCTAATTTCTAAATCCTTTTTATTTGAAATAAATGAATTAATAATATCATTAGTATAAGTATTAAATATGCAGTCTTTTATATATGAGTTTTTAATTTCGTTATTCGAAATTAAATTAGAATTAATAATCCGGCTTGAATTTATTTTGCAATTATGAAATTTACAATTTTCAAAATCTCCATCTAATTGTGAATCAAAGAACTCGATATTATTTAACATAAAACCTTTTTTAATAGTAGTGTCTTTAACTTGTAAAATACCAGTATCTGAATTAAAATTTATTACTCCTTTTTTAATATTACCATATATTAAAAGTTCAAGTATTATATTTTTAATTTTATCATAAAAAAAATTAATTGTATTAGGATCCTGCTTTAAATCTATATAAAGCTTTATATCTTTATAATTAAATTTTAATAATTCATAGGTTTTAATATTATACAAAAAGTCCTTTTGCTTTTTAAGTATAATTTGAATTTCATTTAATTCTTTTTGTGAGTATACTACATTATTATTTAAAACTTCATATAATTTAATTGCAGTATAATTAATTATTTTAATAGTTTCATTTAATTTTAAATGATAGTTTTTACCACCTACATATCGTACCTCTAAATACCCGCCAGATTCGCTATTTAATTTATTAAAATTAACTCCAAAATACTTACTACTTGGAAAAATAAAGTCTAAATGATTCATATTTTTTATAGCACTAATATCATAAGTACTTAAAAATTTATTCCTTGGAAAAATATAGTAAATACTATTTTTATAAATCTTTTGAATAGATTCCTTATTAGGAAATAGTTTTAGTATCTCATCTTCATTATAATTAAGTATAAATTTAAATACATTAAGATTTTCCGTTTTATATTTTAAATTTAATCCAAAATCATTTAATGAAATATTAATATGACACCCGCTTTTTTCATTAGTAAATCCGTATTCATCTATAAATTTATAAACCTTAATTAAAATATTAATAGCTTCAAAATAACTTAATGGACCTGTTATTAACTCGTTCATTCTCTTGCCCCCAGAGTAGTCGGGTTCTATCTTAAATATAAAATCACTAACTTTAATATTAGAGTGATACACATCACTCGCAATGACTTTTTTATTAAGCAATTTACTTAATTTACTTGCTAATACTTTACGGGATAGCGGCGAAAAGAATTCAAATTCTAGTCCAACTATAGTATTTTCATATACTTTATGATTAGTAATGTCTTTAAACATATAGTTTTATTTATTTAAACTTTAAAAGCTGGTAATTTTACCAGCTTTTAAATTATTTAAAGTTACTAGGAAGAGATGGCATGCTTGGCGGTTTAATATTACTAATACTAGGCATATTTTTCATTGCTTGATTTTGCATTTGATTAATATTAGGCATTTGGTTTGTATATTCACCGTCTTTTCGTTTTTGTTTTTCAGCGTCCTCTTTTATCACTTCCAATAGGAAGACATATTCATAAAAAGGCAAAGAATATATTGAATCAAAGTTCTGATTAAGCTGTTCGGCTATAATCTTATTAAGTTTAATTATCTCCATTAAATCCAATTGAAAGAGAGAAAAGATCTTTGATTTTAAATCCTCCGCGAAAAAACAAAGGAGTCTCCAATTGAACTGAGCACTTAGGACATTCCTTTGACACTACTCCTCTTGCACTCTTTTCTATTTTATCAATAAATGAAGAGATTAATAGAAATTTATCCTTGCCCCATAGTAATGACTCTTGTTGCATCCTATCTAATTCATTATTATTAAGTGTTTGATATTTATCAATTATAAATGGAGATAACCTAATAAACGCCTTATCTATAAAAAGATTATTATCTTGTTTATTTTTCACATATGCTTTAATTTTCTGAGATATTCCAAGTGATGGAATAAATATTTTTTGAGGTTTTCCTATTCTAGGATCATTTAATATAAAACATTTATCCTCTTGACTATAATATTGCATTAAAGCATTATCAAAATCAAATAGGCTAAGCATATTCGATTCCATTTTAACTTTTTCAGAATATTGGCCATCTCCGGCACAACTTTGATTACATTTAAAAGTAATCATTAATTTATTCTCGCCATTTGGAAATGTAATTTCATGTATTAAAAAAGCTAAGGCAATCCTATCTATTTCTTTAATATCTTTCCATGATAAGAATTTAGGAGTATCTCCTTTTTTACGAATACGAACACACTTTTCCATTATAATATTAAGCTTATCATCAATATCTACGAAATCGTTTTCATCTATAGTAGACCATTGCCGTATTTCTCCAACTGACGCTGATTTAATCGTAATTTCAATATCATCTTCATAAAATAATCCTTTTGTTTCTAAGTTTTCTAATGGAATATTTTTCCATCCAGCATCGGCAACACTTGATATATTAGACCCAGTTTGTGGTTGTAACTCTTTGATTTTTCCTAAACCATTGGAAGTTTTATCTACAAATTTAGATTCAATATCATTTAATTTAATAGTTTGTGATAACTCTTTATCTTTTTCAGACAAAAATTTAGCAGCGTCTTCATCAGAAATTTTTGTATTATCCATTAATAAATTGGGTTTTTTGTTTTATATAAAAAAAATATAAAATTGTTTTCAATAAAGAAAACTATTCGAAGTATTTATTGTATTTTTCTAAAGTTTCTGGGTATACTTCAAATTTTTCTAAAGTAGAAGGTTTAACTAAAAATACTCTAAGTGTTTTATTATCTAAATCCACTTTTATTTCTTTAATATTTCCATAAACATAATCAGTTTCATTATACCCTTTTTTAAATGGAGCATTCATTCTAATAGCTTTTACTTTTTCTCCAACTCTAAAATTTAAGTTAAAATTATTTATAGTTTGCTCAAACTCTGTTCTTTCATACTCTTGAGGTCTTGCTAAATCTTTTAATTGTAGAAATTTAGACTTAATTGCGTCAGTTGGATTACCTGTCCAAGTATATGGAAAAAGTCTATTTACTTTTTGAGTAACAAATTCATTATATTCTAATATTAAATATCTTTTCATTTTAAACATAAACTTTTCCTTTTACATCAACTACTTTTCGTACTTCTTCTTCTGTAAATTTTTTAGTATTATTAGAACAACTAAAACTTCCTCCTACTGTACTAGGACCTCCTTCAAGACTAGTTAACTTATTATAAGAACAATCAAAATCTCCAGTAACTATATTAGGACCATCAACTAAACTAGTTAAATGACTACGATAGCAATAAAAATTTCCATTTATTATTTTAGGTACCCCTTTTAAATTAATTAGATCAGTAGCAACACAATCAAAATCTCCTGATATTTCTTCTATATTCAATATACTTAAATCACTTATTCTTTTTATTTCAATATTACCAATTATAACTTTAATATTCTTAAATTTCTCAATATTACCCATATTTATAATAAAAGTTTCATCAATTGGTTTCACTACAAATATTTGTTCTTTAGTATAACCTTTATTTAAGTAAGGAAGTAATAAGTCATCCCATCTTTCTTTAAGCCTTCTAGGTATAAATATATCTTTAGCGCTTGGCTTAGGAGTTTCTTCTTCAGATATAAATTGTTCAAATAATTTTATATAACTCATTCTTTATTTTTTTTAATTTTTTCTCGTCGTATATGTCATATATTGTATTATTTATCTCGTTTTTTATTTTTTGAAGTTTAATTAATTTATTTTTATTTATTTTACTATTTAATAAAATAATTTCAAATCTATCTCTAATTCCATTAAAAATGTTCAAAACTGCACTATACGATATTCGTATATCTGTTTTATTACGGTTATGTTTTTTCTTAAATTTTATTTTATTATGCCATTCTTTAAGTGATTCATTTAATAGAGTAGTTGAATCAATATGTTTAGTTTTAATAATATAAATAGTATTTCTTTTTTTATTAAACCAAACGGCAGAAAGAGAAAAAGTCCTATTAGATAGGACTCCGAGTTCTTTATTTAGAATATCTTTTATTTTGCAATAGTTTGAATCTGATTCAAATACAGTATAGTCATTTAATATTTTTAATATATTATTATTAATTGTATCTAAGCCATATGCAGCGTATATTAATGATGTAATTTTAGTAGAAGTAGTATTTAAAGTATTTTCTAAATTAGTAGAATTAATACTACTTTTTACACTAATAAATTCATTATTTCTTTTAATATCATAAAAAATAGTATTTCTATTTGTTATTTTAGCATTATATAAATTAGAAACTAGGGTCTCTGTAAAAATAGATAATTCACGAGAATCTTTTAATGTAAATATTAGAGATAATTTATTATTTAGGCTTTGTATTTTATTTTGACAAATATCTGTCCTATTTAAAAATGAATTTAAATCAATTATTGATCCATTTGATTTATTAGAAATTAATTGAAATAAATAATTCATTCATTTATCTTTCTCAGGGTATTCTTATAAAAGAATCGTTGGTCTTCTGTTAAATCTGAGTATTTAGTATTAATTAAATTTTTCCAAACTTCAATATTTTCAGTTTCGTTTAATAAATGAGTTAAGCTTTCCATTAAAATATTATATTTGGCTTCTATATTAGTTGATTCAAACATTCCTTGTTTAGGAGAAGCATTTTGAATTTCTCTGTATAAGTATGGAAATTCATTATGTAAAAATTCTGGCATTAACTTTTTATATTCAGTATAATTATTTTCCGTTATATATTGCCTAACTAAATTGCTTGATGTATACTTTGGTAATTTATATAATTTAAAATCTTTATTTAGGTTTAAGTCAATTTTTTTATTTTTAGCATATTCAACTTGTAATTTATATGATCCAATTTTATCTTCGCCTGACCCCCATAATATAGGTTCATAAGTTGGTCTTACTAATTTCAATAAGTCTTCAATCCATCCACGTTTAGTATATAAAACAGTTTCTATTAAATCTTTATGATTATCTTTTACTTTATTAAATATTTTTTCTTGAGCACTTTTATTAAAAGGAAATTTATCATTATTCTTATCTTGCTTAATACATATTATAATCGTAGGTAATCCATTTTTATTTTTTAAAAGTTCTAAACTTTTTAAATGACCAATATGAAATGGCTGAAATTTACCTACTAAAATATTTACATTTTTAGTTTCTACTGGATTAATTTCAATTGACTCTTCTATATAGTTATTTACTTTAATTAAATCATCATCTATCTCGCTAGTTACAAATTCGTTAAATAATGGAAAGTATCGTTCGTATAATTCGTTCTTTCTTAAGAAAATATTTATTTTGTCTATTAAGCTATTAAATTGTATTAATATGTTTTTATCAAAAATTTTACCACTGGTTTTTTTACGTTTTTTTCTAAAAAAATTTAATAATATTTTATATATCTCTTTATAATTGTCATTTTTATTTAAATTATTAATTACACCAATATCTCTAATATAGTTTATATTAATTTGGAAATTGTCGGTTCTTAAAAACTCTGGAACGTTTATTAAAATACTTGAATATTTTTCGCCATATTCATTTATAAATTCGTTAAATACATAATTACAGAATTCAATATATTTATCTTCAAATTTTTCTGAACCTAAAAATATTTTATTAAAATCTAAAGTTTCAATAAAATTTAATAAGTCTATAATAATTAAATATACATAGTCATCAGTACTTTCTTGTTGTACATTTTCTATTTTTCTTTGTTTAAATAATGGGTCAACTATTTTTGCTAAAATTGTATTTTCAGTATTATCACCAATAAATCTAAATATTAATTCATTAAATTTTCTAATATCTTTTATTTTTATCTCTTTACATAATAACTTTACTATAAATGTACTAAAATCCTGTAGTTTAAATTTATCTTTTAGTTGCTCAACTGGAGTCTGTATAAATTCTAAAATTTGATTCTTTTGTTTATCTGTTAGTTTTCCTTGAAATATAATACGAGGCTTGCTTATTCCTAAAGTATCTGACCAATAATCTAATTGTTTTTTATCATGAATAGTATAGTCTGCGTCATTCTGGTCGTTTAAAACATGAATATAATTTAATAGTAAGTTATTTGGTAAAATCGAAGAGTCTGGACTATATCCTGTCCCAAATATAAAATTATGAGGTAATTTGTTTTTTATTTCTACTGGTAAATTCTCAATATAATTAATAGGGGTTTCATAAAATTTACTAATAATTCTGTCTATATTAGTAATCTCTTTATCTTTTTTAAAAAATTTAAAAGTATTATCACTACATTTTCTAAATGAAAAACTAGAAAAATTATTTTTTTCATTTATAATTACCTCTTTATTAAAAAGTTCATAAATAAAGTCATTTCCTTTTTTTTCTAAAATATCTTGTAAATGTAAAATACTACTCATATTGTTATTTATTTATCCTACTTTTAAATAGGGCGAAACTTTTTTATTTTATTCCGCGACCTTTCACTAATAAAAGCCTAATAAATATTATAGAATATATTTAATATGTATTAGGCTTTATACAATTCTAATTATCTTAGAGCGAATCTAATAAGTCTTTATAACTATTTTCAGAAGGCTCATCAGCTTCAACAACTGGTTCTTTTTCTTTTTTAGTTTTTGTTTTTTCAGAAAGACTTTCATTTTCTTTTTTAATTGAATTTCCTAATTCTGTAGCAGTGACTACTTCTTTTTTAGATTCTGAAGGTACTGCCGCTAAATTATCATTTCCTTTCTTAAAAGAAGATGAAAATACTTCGTCTTTAATTTTTTGATATGGTATAATTGATTCTAAAAATTCTCTAGTCTTTTGGTCCATACCTTCTTCAAGTTGTTTAGGGTAATACTCCATTAAGTTTGGTGAATTATCTTTTAAATATGAAAATACATCTTTCATACCTTTTTCAGACATTTCAGTAGGATTACCATTAAACTTAAACGGAGTTAATTCATTAATAAATTTACTACCATCATAATTATTGTATTTTCCTTTTTTAGAAACTACCAAAAGAAAATCTTTACCTTTTAATAAATCATATGGATTTACACTTACGGTATCTAATAATCCGTCTGTTGCTGGATTAATTTCAGTTTCAATTAATTTATTAATATTAAAACCAAAATTAAATACTTTAATTTTTCCTTCTAAATCTGGACGATTTGGGTCCTTTACTATTTGTACTAATGAGAAAAACTTAGAAAAACGAGAAAAATTCTGTCTTAATTCATTTACTAAATTTGCATCATCTTTTGCTAATTTCTTAAGTATAATATCATATTTAAGAGTTAAACTAAACTGACCAAATGCAGATGGGTCTTCAATAATTAGTCTTTCATTAGAAATTGAGTTTTTCATAATACAGATGTCCTTCTGAAATTTACTTTTATCAGGATCTGCATAAAATGGTATAAACCGTATAACTGATTTATACACTTTTTTGTCTACTGACTGCTCTGGTTCTGGAGAATAAAGATTTTCATCTACTTTACGGTCATCTTTCTTTTTTTCACTGAACTGATTGCTGTTCAAATTAAATAATTTTTTGTAATCTTCCATTTTGTTTTAGTTTTTTTAAAGTTAAACAATGTTTTTAATTATCATCAATTAATATAACAAATTGATAAAAATGTTTTAAAATTAAACAAAAATAATTAATGGAATTTTACTTCAATTACTGACTTTTTTATCCTAAAGACTATAGGACAACCCTAGAAAGAAATATTTTTTATAAAACTGCATACCATGTCAAAATTCCAGACTTATAAATTTGCTTAACTTTAAAATATTGTTTTTACTATTTTTTATTTATTTTAAAAATATTTTTTCGAAAAAGATGAAAAAAACTAAAACAAATTCATTTTTTTTAATAGAAGTGATAGAGTGCTTGCTAAGTCTAATTAACTCTTAAGTTTCTAATTATAAAAATAATACTTAAAAAAATAAAGAATATATTTTTAATATTAAAACAAAAATTAAAAAAACTAAAAAAACAAATTATAAATTAAAAAATACTTTTAATATTAAAAAATAAAAATTAAAGATTAAAGAATATATTTTTAATATTAAAAAAATAAAAGATAAATTAAAATTTAGAACTTAAGTTTTAAATTAGCACTTCAAAAGCGTAAGCTATGTTTATTTTAAAGTAAAATAAACTTTTAATGACACCTATTGAAATTCCTCATATTTTTAATAAAACTGTAACTAAATACCTTTTATCATTAACTGATAAAATATATTTTGGTAAATATAAAAATTTAACTATAGAAGAAATTATTATTATAGATTACCAATATATAGACTTTTTAATTAAAAATTCAGGAAAAGTTTCTTTTACAAAAGAAGTTAAAGATAAAATAAAATTTAATATTTCTAGTAAAAAATCTTTAAAATCTTTATTTAAAAATAAATAAATGTAAATGGATGAAGAATTAAATAAACTTCTACAGGAACTACTTTTAGAACATTGTAAAATACAAGATAATACTTTAGCATCTAATGATATTTTAAATAAAGCTTTAACTGAATGCCAACTTAATGGTATACCTTTTTCTGAATTAAAAGAACCTATTGAACAATCTGAATTTACTAAACAAGACTCTACTCGTGAATCTTTAGAAAAAGAATTACAAGATAATATGAGTCAATTAGACTTATGTTTAAAGGATATTAATTCTAAAACTAAAGACCTTGCATCAAATATTAATAAAAATTTAATAGTTGATGCTACTTTATCTAAATTAAAAGAATATAAAGATTTATATGAACCGATATATCAATACCATTTTGAATTAAAAAACCAAGCAGATCTTCTTTTACAAAAAAGACAAACCTATTTAGATAGTATTAATGTAATAAGAACATCTATAACAAATATTTCTAATACTATAGATAATAAAACTCTTGAAAGAGATAAATATTCTACTACTGATAAAACTTTATCAGATAATATACAAAAAGAAATAAATTCATTAAATTTAAAAAAGAATGTATTAAAAACTAAATTAGAGTATTTAGTAAATAGAGAAAAAAATAAAATAAAGTTTGACTCTATTTTAAATACTGAATTTATTATAGATGACACTGCTATTGATAAAGATGCAGCTAAAAAAGAATTATTAAATAAACTTATTACAGGAGCTTTTCTAGAATCTAATATTTCAATATTTTCAAATGCTTATGCAAGTAATTTAACTATTAATGCAACAGATGTAGAAATAACAAAGGATTTAAATTTTAAAATACTATTTGATTTTATACATCAATCAATTGATTTAGATGATAATATTAAAAAAGAAAATATACTTAATATTTTACAAAAAAAATCATTTATTACTAATTTAACAAATTTTACAATAGAACAAATTCCTGATGAGTATAAATATTCAGGAATTTTATATGAACAATATTATAATCTTTTTCAAGACCCTATTAATAATTTCTTTTCTTTAGACGAAAGAGGTCTTACATCAGACCAATCTAAAATTGATATTGAATTAAAAAATGATATTGAAGTATCTAAGCAATCTGGAATAGATATTTCAAACAGTGTTAAGATTGATATTAATGGAATAACTTATTATATTAAAGATTTTAAGAAATTTCAAGAATTTAATAGTACTATACAAAGCCAATTAAATATTAGAATTAATGAAATAAAAGAATCTAAAATTAAACCTAGTTTAGATAAATTAATTTTTATGCTAAAGGAATTAGCTACTACCCAGATAAAATATATTTTAGCATACGGCGATTTATTTAGCAGTACATTAGTTAAAGATGATTTAATAATTGATTTAAATAATCCTAAACTTATCTTAAATATTAATAGCGATTTGAGTTCTATTATTAATACAATACATAATATATACAATTCATACAACTCTGGTTATAAAGATTTAACTACTGAAATACATAAGTTAGAATCAGAGCAATTACAGAATATATCAGTTATTAATAATTTTAAAAATGATTTATCTTCTGTACAATGTTCTAAAAAGACGGGTAGTCTTGACGAACTTACTGAACCAGAAGGGGCTGGTATTGATCCTTTAGGAAGACAAAGTTTAAAGAACGGTATAAGTATTTCTAATCCAAATATAACTAAGTGGTGTTATTGGGTAAAATTTGCTAAAATTGCAACTATGGCAGGATTACTCCCTATACCAGAAGCTCCATCATTTAGATATTGGCCATATGGATTAGTAGTTCCAACTCCGGCTGGTCCTAAAAAAATACAACTTCCTCCAGTTTTTATACCAATAACTGTTATTTCTTCTAATTTAGGAACAATTGTAATATTTGTAGTACAGTGTGGAATACTACCATGCCCTTTAGTTTTTTATATTTCTAAAAGTGGAGTCAAAAAATTTTTAATTACACTAAAAGGAGAATCTACTGAATTCGGTCAGCCTAACGATTCATCTAATATTAAAGATTTTTTACAAGCTAAACTTAATATACTTAAAAACTTCGGTCTAGACAAACTAAAATTATTTGGTATTTCAAAACCTGAATTAGATTTTTTAAAAAAAATAGGAATAGACCAAACATTTGACGAATTTACTGCAGAAATATATAGTGAATTAGCCCAAAAAATTGATGCTATTCAATTGCCTCCAATGACTAATTTTAATAAATTAAAAGATAAATTAGGAAAAAGCCTTAATGACTTATCAATTGATGAAAAAATTAATTTAATAAAACTAGATTTTTATGAATACATAGATAATATTGATTTTCCAACACTTGAATTACCTAAAGATAAAACTAAAATATACCCTAAAAAAAATAGTGGAAAAAGTATTAATGATTTATTTAAAGATTATAATACTAATAAATATAAAGATGATAATAAAGAAAAACGAAATTTAAAAACTAAAATTTTAAATGAAATTGATAAACTTGATATTTCTGATATAGTAGGAGATATTCCTGATATACCTATAAATGATGAGAATTTAGTTAAAATAAAAGATAAATGGAATAAGATTCTATCTAAGAGTTTTGATAAAATAAAAAATAATCCAGAATTAGCATTTTCATTATTAAATATACAACAATTAAATGAAATTACAATAGGCAATCCTTTTAATTGTAAAGATGAATTACCTCCTATTAATATAAAAATTCCAGGAGCGGCTCTGGAAATAATTATTATAGTTGAACAACTAATAGCCTCAACCTTAAATCTTTTAACTTCTGAAAATATTAAGGAAATACTATCGTTAGAATCTATATCTCCATCTAGAATGAAAGACAGTTTAAAAATAATAATTAAAAAAACGGTTCCTGATAAATTTTTGCCAGATTTCCTTTATGACTTTAGTATTATAAATATTATGAAAAATACATTAATTAATATTTATAAAACTCTTGAATTAAGCTTTAATTTAGATTTAATACAAGCAGGAATAAAAATTGATATGAATATCTTAAAAGAACCAATAAAAAAATCATTGGACGATTCTATTAAAAGTATTACAAAGTCATTTCATTTAAGTATTGATACTGATTTTATAAATTTTAGTCCAACTGATATGAAGGTTTTATTTAAAAAAACTATTAAAGATAGTATTGAAGTGTCTTCTGCTATTTTTGAAACACCGTTTAATACTATACCGGCATTAAAATCAATTAAAGATATAAATTTAATGGATGTTATGACAGGTCTTTTAAAGAATCCACTTATGCTTTTTGGAAAAAATGCAAATGACCAAATTAATCTTACTAATATTAAAGCTCTTAATGATGCGTATAAAGTATTAGAAAATGCCATACCTATACCATTCGTAGCGTCTTTATATTTAATTGCATCTGGAAATACTAAAGCCCTACAGACACTCCATCCAATTTTAGAATATGACGACTTACCACCATGGGAAAGGCTAAGTCTCGACAATTTTATATTTATGTTATTTATGGATAGCTTTTTACATACTACTAAACAACGTTCAGGCTTTTAAAATAAAAATTTAATAATTAAAAACAATTTAATATTTTTTTATATAAAACACATATTATTAATAATAGTACTAACCTTATTTAAATAAATTTTTATGAATACACAATTAATGGATTTTGAAACGGAAGTTGAACCTATAAATGAATTTGCTAAATATTTAAGTGAACATCCTGAATATTTAGAGTCATCTAAAGAATACAATATTGGACAAATTATTGAAGTTATACCTAGTAAAATTAATTTTTCTGATAAAACTTTAGAACTTTATGAGAAAAAATCTAAGACTAATGTTTATGTTAGTTTTAAAGACTTAACTACTGATATTAAAGAAATTGAAGATGGCAATATACCGTCATTAAAAGTAGCAGTTATTAAGGTATCTAAAGCTAATGAAGTTTTCGCGTCAGAAAAAAAATCGCAAGAAGCCTTATATTATACTGAATTATTTAATTTTAATAAAAATAATCAATTTTTTAAAGTTAAATATACTTCATTAGTTAATGGAGGTTACCTTGCTTTATATAAAGATATATATGAAGTATTTGTTCCAGGAAGTTTAGCCGGAGCAAATGTTATTTTAGATTTTAAAAAACATCTTAATAGTGAATACTATGTAATGGTTGATAACTATGACAAAGATAATAAACTATTTATAGTATCATATAAAAAATATTTAAATAAGGCTTTACCTTACAAAATTAAAAATGAGTTAGATATTACTAAAAAATATACAGCTCATTTGACAAATAATCCTTATCCTTTTGGTATGTTTGTTGAATTTGATGGAACATATACTGGATTATTACACTCAAGTGAGTTTACTGATTATAATGAAATAAAAAAATCATATAAAATTGGTGATACGATTGACGTATATGTTAAAGATATTGTTAAAAAAGATAAACAACTCCGAATTACCCTAACTATGGATTCTCTAAATACTAATAATAACTTACTTAAATGGTATGACTTAAGATTACTTTTACAAGATAAAAACTTTAATTATACTATAAATGGTGATGTTATTAATATAATAACTGGAGATACCCCAATTTCAATAACAGTGGATCCTGCTGAAATACGTAAAAATAGAGAATTCTCCAAAATTAGAATTAAATCAGTAAATATAATGGACCAACATATAGAATTTGATTTTACTAATTAAAAAAAATATAATGGAAACTAAACAAATTAATTTACCTAAAGATGAAGATGTGGATTTTCAATGCAGAAAATTAATGTTATCTATTTTTAGTGAATGTAATATAATTTTTAAAGAAACCCGAATAGGTAATCCAACAGAAATTAATTTTTTCTTAAATGAAAATCAAATTAAATATTTTAAAAAATATAACCATTTTTCTACATTTAAAACAACTTTTAATAAATCTAATGACTCGCATAAAGTTGTTCTAACTCTAGACCCTACTCATTATGGAAGTACTAATAATACAATAAGAAAAACTACACTAGAAATTAATTACATTTAATTTTAATGAGAAGACGAAAACCCTATACTACTGAAGAATTTTTTAAAAATCTAGAGAAATCTTTAAAAAAAGATAGTTTAGTAATTAACAAAACTTTAAAAACGCATTTGCAAAGTATTGTTAATACATCTATAACAGAAAAAGCACGGCCTGAAGCTATACGTATTCTTTTAAAATCAAATAAAACTGAAATTGGAGAATTTTTATATGCGCATTACTCGGATGGTAATGGAGTTGGGCTAAATTGTATAGCTCTAGACTTTATTAAATTAAGATTAATTAAAGATGGAAAACTTGGCAAAAATACTGGTAAACACTTTGGAAATATAGATTTAAATGACTTATAAATTTAAATACTCCATTATACTTCCTTTTTTAGATTCTTTAAAAACTACAGAATATTTAGAATCTCTTTTACAAAAAATACCATACGCTCTTGATATAGAAATTATATGTATAAATAATTGTACATATACTAATAATTCTACATTTGATAGACTTATTAATTTTTTAATTAAAGAAACTAACTGTATTTTTGAATTAATAAATTATGGAATTTCAAATAGTAATGGCGAATATATTATTCTTTTAAATGAAAATGTTATTATTAATGATAATAATTGGATTGAGAATTTATATTTAAATTTATATGATAATTCAGGAGTTGGCGTAAATATGATGGAAATACATAATGTTAATTTTATGTATTTATTTCCATCTTTAATTAAGAGAGACGTATTTTATAATTATGAATTTAATAATTATACAATACCTGAATTTGGCGTCATGGATTTTTGTGATTTGTTAATAACAAATAAACATCATTTTAATTTTATTAAAAATAATGTTTGTGAGTATATTGATGATGAAAAAGAAATATCTAACAGATTAATTAATGATGAATTAATTAAATATAAAAGGGAGTCATTTTTAAGAAAATCAAAACATAATATAGATGTTTTAGTTGAAGTTATTACTAGTAATAGGTCTACTACGACTTTACCAATTACTCTTACTTCTATTTTAAATCAAACTAAAACTCCTAGAGTATTACTATTAATGTGGAATGATATAGAAGAATACTCGGAGAATAATCCATTGTTTTTACTTATACAAAATATATTAAAAGGTATAGAGAGTAAAGGAACTGATGTTATTGTTATAAATTCAGATATAGACCATATATCTAAAAAACATCAATTTGCATTAGAAACTAATAGAACTAATATTAATTGTAAATACCACTACAGAATTGATGATGACTGTTTGGCAACTTATAATACTTTAGAAAACTTATATAATTTTTTAGAAGCTACTCTTAATTGTTATGCAGTTGGTCCATTAGTAGTAGATCCAGCTTTACCTATTAATACAAATGAAGTAGATATATCATCTAAAATAGAAGATATATTTTCATCTATGAATGAACAATGGCTAGATATTAATAGAGGTAAAAAAGAAGTGGACCATTTATATTCATCATTTATGTTTAGAACAAACGACTATAATATTAATTATGAATTAAATTTATCTCCAGTATCGCATAGAGAAGAAACTTTTTTTAGTTTAAAAATGAAATTAGCAGGGTATTCAGTATATGTGGATACTTCTACTAAAGTTTTACATTATCGAAATAATAATGGAGGAATTAGAAAATATAATGATATTGAGATTGAAGAATATTCTATGAGTGACGAGAAGATATTTCAAGAATTTTTAATTAAAAATAATTTATTAAAAAAAAAGTAATATCAGTAGTATGTAATGGTGGATTAGGAGATTGCTATATTTTAAAAAGATGGATTAGAGATAATATAGAAAAAAATAATGATATTCATTTTCAAATATTTACATATTATCCTTTCATTTTTAAGAACTTTTATAAAAATATAGCTATAAATAATATTACCTCTTTTAAGTCAAAGTTATATATTTATTATTTAGATAAATTAAGTATTAATACTGATATATATGAATTTTGTTCAAAAAGAAAAATAAATCAAAATTTTAGTAAAACAGTTTATGAATTCTTTGATAATAGATTATTAAAGATACAATAATAATTAATTAAAAATTAAATTAAAAATATGGAAGAAATTGTTGAAAAAGATACAGACCTAGTTATTACAGAATTAAAAACAATACCTAAAAATATAATTAAAGAAAAATGTTTGGAATATTTTAATGGTGATGACCTTGCAACAGAAGTTTGGATTTCTAAATATTGTTTAAAAGATTCTAAAGGCGATTTTTATGAAATGACTCCGGCTGACACTCATCGAAGAATGGCTAAGGAATTTGCAAGAATAGAATCTAAATATAAAACTAATTTAAATGGAAAATTAAAAAAAATAAGTGAATATGGGCAAAGGCGAAAAGAATTAACTGAAGAAATAATTTTTGAATATTTTGATCATTTTAAGTATATTGTACCACAAGGTAGTATAATGGCGTCACTAGGAAATCCATTTACTATAGCTTCATTAAGTAATTGTATAGTACTACCTGAACTATATGATTCATACGGAGGTATAATGTTTGCAGATCAGCAATTAGTACAACTAATGAAACGAAGATGCGGGGTAGGCTTAGACGTTTCTAGTTTACGGCCAGAAGGATATTCTGTGACTAATTCAGCAGGTACTTCCACTGGGGCAATTAGTTTTATGGAAAGATTTTCTAATACAACTAGGGAAGTTGCTCAAAATGGACGGCGTGGCGCTCTAATTTGTTCAATTGATGTATCACATATAAATTCTCCTGAATTTGCAGTTATTAAAAATGATTTATCTAAAGTAACTGGTGCAAATATTAGCATTAAACTTACTAACGAATTTATGAATGCCGTAAAGAATGATTTAGATTTTACATTAAGATGGCCAATTACTGGAAAACCTAAAATTACAAAAACTATAAAAGCTAAAGACCTATGGAATACTATAGTTACATCCGCTAGAAATACAGCAGAGCCTGGATTAATTTTTTGGGATAGACAACATAATTATTCAACATCTTCAGTTTATCCTGAATATAAAAATATAACAACAAACCCATGTATAACCGGTGACGCCATTATAGAAACTAATATTGGTAAATTAAAATTAAAAGAAGTTATTAAAAGGATAATACAAGGGGATTATCTTGAAACTTTAAGTTATAATACAAAAAATAATAAGCTTGAATATAAAGAAATTGAAGCTGGAATGCTTACTAGAAAAAATGCAAATATTATAGAACTTGAATTAGAAGATGGAGAAAAACTTAAATTAACCCCTGATCATAGAGTATATACTAAAAAAGAAGGATGGATTGAAGCGTCTTTATTAACTAAAACAAATATTTTAATTAAAATTAATTCATTAAAAACTATTAAAAATGGTAAAATTAAATCTATAAATATTATTCAAAATGAAGATGTTTATGATATAAAAGTTAAGGATAATCATAATTTCTTTGCTAATAATATATTAGTTCATAATTGTTCAGAAATTGCAATGGGTGGAAATGATTCTTGTAGATTAATATCTATTAATTTATTTGGATTTATAGATAATCCATTTACTAAAACTGCTAAATTTAATTTTACAAAGTTTTATGAAACTACATATGATGCGCAACGATTAATGGATGATTTAGTAGATTTAGAATTAGAGTCTATAGAAAAAATATTAAACAAAATTGAAACTGATTCTGAACCAGATTACATAAAAGACGTAGAACTACGAACATGGAAAGCCCTATATGATAATGGCAAAGCAGGAAGAAGAACTGGATTAGGATTTACTGCACTAGCAGACACTATTGCAGCATTAAATATTAAATTTGATTCTAGTGAAGCTTTAAATATAGTTGATAAAATAATGAAAACTAAATGTGAAGCTGAATTTAATTCATCTATTGATATGTCTATTGAAAGGGGTAGCTTTACTGGATTTAATATTGATATAGAAGAAACCTCACATTTTGTTCAAATGCTTAAACAAGAATTACCAGATGTTTATACTAGAATGATGAAATATGGTCGTAGAAATGTATCAATATCTACGACAGCTCCAACTGGATCAGTTTCTATGCTAACTCAAACTTCATCTGGAATAGAACCAGTATTTATGTTATCTTATACACGTAGGAAAAAAGTAAATACCTCTGATAAAGATATAAAAATAGATTTTACAGATCAATCTGGAGATAAATGGCAGCATTATGAGGTACTACATCCTAAATTTAAATTATGGAAAGAAATAACTGGAAAAACTAAAGTCGAAGATAGTCCATATTATAAATCCACAGCTGAAGAAATTAATTGGTTAAATAGACTAAAATTACAATCAATATGCCAAAAATATATAACACATTCAATTTCATCAACATGTAACTTACCTGAAGATACTTCTATAGAAAAAGTTGGTGAAATCTATATGACGGCTTGGGAATTAGGTTTAAAGGGTATTACTGTATACCGGGCTGGGTCAAGAACTGGTGTATTAATAAGTAAAGAGGATTCTAAAAAAGATAATATTAAAATTCAAAAAACGACTTCTCCTAGAAGACCTAAAGAATTACCTTGTGATATACATCATATTACAGCAGAAGGTAAAAAATGGATAGTTATAATCGGTTTATTAGAAGGAGATCCGTATGAAGTATTTTCGTTTAGACCTAAATCTATTCATATACCAACTAAAATTAAATCTGGAAAATTAGCAAAAGTAAAACAGGGAAGATATGATTTAGAATTAGAAGATGGATTAATAATTGATGATATAAGAGCTCATTTTGAAACAGATGAACAGGAAGCTTTAACGAGAATGATCTCGACTTCACTTCGCCATGGGGCAGATATTAATTTTGTATATGAACAATTAAGTAAATCTCATGGTACAATTGTTGCATTTAGTAAAGCGATAGGCCGAGCTATTAAAAAATATATTGTAAATAAAGAATTAACTGGTGAAAAATGCAGTAATTGTGGAAGCTCTAATATTATATTAGAAGAAGGGTGCCAAAAATGTGCGGATTGTGGCTCGTCGAAATGTTGATTTTTTTAATAAAAAATATGTGAAATTTAAAATATTACTAGATTATCTTTAAATGTTTTAAAGGATATTCACTGGAGTTTATACATTTTTTACATTCATTTAGATATATAAATAATAATAATAAAAAATATATCTAAATGAATTTTTTATGCAAGATATGTAATCAAAATTTTAATTATTCATGTGGGTCTTTTACTATACACTTATTAAAAGATCATAAAATTTCTAGGAAAGATTATTTTATTAAAATAGATTATAATGGAATTCCACCTAAGTGTCAATGTGGATATTGTCAAGATGATGCAGTATTTATAGATAGAAAAAATAAATTTTTCAAAATAAATCCTAAGCATAGGGATTTTAATTGGTTAAAAGAACAATATATTAAGAAATATGGAGAGCCGAAATGTAAATGTGGATGCGGAAATTTAGTTAAAATTTACAGAGGGAAACCTCTTAAATATTATTCTTATAAATGTTTACCTAATAATT